AAATAAAAAAAAAATGTAATAATATTTCATGATATACTATAGTGAGGTAAATGAATGACTAAAAAAAAGGATGGTAAAAAAATAAACATTAAGGAAGTGGTTGATAAAATGAAAGCATCAAAAGATTGGGTGGATAGATACCATCCTGAAGATTTAAATGAATATGTTTTTCCAGAAAAATATAAACAATTAGTGAAGAATTGGATTAGTTTGGAAAAGAAAAGAAATGGTTCATATAAATTAGATATGCCAAATATAATGTTAATTGGATATCAAGGTTTAGGTAAAACAACACTTGCAAAAATAATAACAAAAGAATTAAATATAAAACCATTATTCATTAATGCATCCACACAAAATGGTATAGATGTTGTTAGAAAACAATTACAAGAATTTGCTACTAGAAAATCAGTACTCGCATATACACAAAATGATATAGACAAAAAGATAATTGTATTGGACGAATTTGATAATTTTACAGTAGAAGCACAAAAATCATTAAGGGGTTTTATAGAAGAATATAAAGACAGGGTTAGGTTTATTGCAACACTTAATTATCCAGAAAAAATAATACCACCAATTAGAAGTCGGTTTAAATCTGGGGAATTATTTTTAGATAAAATATATAAAGAAAATCAGAGTGAAATAATCACACAATTATTACATAGAATATTTTCAATATTAAAAAAAGAAAGTATAGAATATGAAGAAAGTGTTGTTGTTGATGCCATTAAAATGTTTTATCCTGATTTTAGAAGTATTCTTTCTATATTATACCAGGAATATATTAGAAACGGGGATTTAAAGAATAAAATACAAAATATTGATAGTAAATTATTAATAGATATTTTAAAAAAAGGTGACATAAGAGAGTTACACGAATATGCGAAAAATACATATGTTGAGAATCAAATTTTTGTTGAATTAAGAAAATATTTTGTAGAAAAAGGTGAACACCAGGCTATTGTTGAATTGGCACGTGCAAGCTGGGAAATTTCATTTAGTGTGGATAAAGTAATTACTATTACAAATTTATTATTAATATTAAGTAAGTTGGTTAAATAAAAAGTTTATTAAATAATGAAAAAATGTATTATATTAACAATCATATTATTACAAAGGAGTAAAATGATATCATTAAAAGATTATGCAAAGAAATCTGAAACAGAAGCACAAAATAAATCAAACACAGGATTCCCCGGTTTGTATCGTTTTGAGACACCAAAGACAGGAAAAAAGCACGTATTTAAAGCACGTATTCTACCATCAATTTGTGATGGTAAGGCGATTGATAACGAATTGTTTTTTATCGAAAGTATTACGCATAAGGCATACCAAAAAAAGGTTGATGGTAAATTCACTTCTGAATTATATTGTGTATGTCCTACACTGTTTGGAAAAGATTGTCCTATTTGTACAAAAGAAGAAGGTAAGACTAAGGCTTTAATTTCAGAAATATTTCAGTCTTATCCTGAAGATATGGAAAATAAGGATAAGGAATTATATCAAGAATTAAAAAGTAAAAAATCACAGTATGCTTTTATTTATGTAACTGAAGATAGTAGCAACCCTGATAATGTTGGTAAAATATTTAGATGGTATTTTTCAAAAACCGTAAAAGAAAAATTATGGGAATTATATGCTGATGAAGATGTGGGTACACCTTATTTTGCAGAAAAAGGTAAGATATTAAAAGTAGTTGTTACAGTACCAGACCAAAATAAATTGAATTGGAATATTGCTGTTCTACCCAAAGACCACCATCTTAGTGAATTAGATGTTGAATATACAGCTTTACCATCCATCACTGAAGTTGTTACTAAGATGGAACAAAATTTAAAACCATATAATGATATTGTAACAGATGTTCAAAAAATTCTTGATGGACATAAGGAAGAAGTTAATATTAACCCAAAACAGGATGAAGTTAAAAATGAAAAAGCTAAAAGTGATATTGTGGTAAATAAGAATACGGTAAATGATTTAATTACAGACATTTAGGATAGAAAAAAATGAAAGATGTGTTAAAAGAATTGTATGAGTTATTAAATGATTATGGTGTAACTGATTATATAGCACTTGTTGGTGATATTAACCGAAAGCTAGTAATGCTGCAACCATTTTTAACTGATATGGTTCTTTTAAACACACTTTTTAATAGTGTTGAGGGTTTTGCAATGAATGTAACAATTAAAAGGCAATCAGCAAGGGAAATTATTTTTAATATGGGTCGTTTATCAACCTTGACCGAAATGGTCATAATCAGTCTTGATGGAGATAAAAATGAAAACAATTAAAGAAATAAAAACAGGTCGTATTGTTAGAAAATCTGATGGTATTGCAGAAAACTTAGTTAGACTTGGTGGTTTTAAATATGTACCAAAACATACATATAAACACCAGGTGAATATTGACAAAAAAACAAAGAATGCTGAAACTAAAAACAAGAAAAATAATAGGGGTGAAAATGTTAATTAATTTAAGAAAATTAAGCAATTACACAGATTTATTAAAATTAGAACATAGTGTTGCAATTAGTGATGAACATGGTTCTATTTTTGTTAAAACAACATTAGATGGTTTTGGTGATTTTGAGGGTAAAGAGTTACATTCTATCAAAGATTTTTTAAATAAAATGGCTTTGTTTACTGTTGTAACACCAGATAAATTACCAACACTGGAATTTGAAACGGTTGTTAATGAAGAAAGTCATCTAAAAATTAAAAATAATGAAAGAAGTATGGTATATACTTTTAGCACTGATGAAACAGATAATCATTTAACAAAGAATAAAAATGGTGATGACATAACCGTTATGAGCGCAGTGGATACTTTAGAAAAAAATGTGTTTTCAGGTGCTAAAAAAACAACAGTTTCACTATCTTCTGAAAGATTTAAAGAATTAAAAAAATTGAATGATATGTTTCATTCATATGAAGGTGAATATCAATTCACTATCAAAGATGGTAATGTATCTTTTATTAAAACAACTGGTACTGGAAATGAAATTAAGGAAAAGATTTCTGAATCTTCAGAAGCATTTGAAGAAAATACACACACATTAAATTGGTTTCCACATGTTGATTCTTGGGATATAACTTTTTATGAAAATATTAGATTAGTTAAATGGGAATCTACAGAAACAGATTTCATAATAATCATGAATACCGTATTGGATGAATAAAATGAAAGAATATGCAGTAAATGATAAAACCTTGATTATTCATGATAAAGGTGACTTGGATGGAAAAGGTAGTGGTGCATTAGTAAAGTTTTTACTATCCCACCAATACAATTTTAACCCTGAATTAATCGAGTTTAAGCCACTTAGATATTATGAAAATTATGAAAATGTTATATTAGACATACAGGAGTTTAACCCAGTTCATATTTTTATGACAGATTTATCTTTTCCACAAGAATATATGGATAAATTAAATAGTGGTGAATATTGTAAAAGTTTTACATGGATTGACCACCACGAAAAAACTTATTTAGAAATGGAAGGTGTGTTTGAGGGTATAAGGGATACTAACTTTTCTGCAATAGAATTAGTTTGGAAATACTTCAGAGGTGACGAAAAAATACCACGTGTTATTAATTTATTAGGTCGTTATGATGTATTTGATAAATCTGATATGAACAAATGGAAAAATAAAATATTACCGTTTCAATTTGGTATGAAAAAACAGAGTTTAAGTACTATTTTCAATTATGAAAATTGGGAAGATATATATAGTGCTGGTATTTATAACAGAAAACCTAATAAATGGTTTTTAGATATAGATAGAATTTTAAATGAAGGGAAATCTTTATTGTATTACCAACAAGTAAAAGATAAAATAAACGTTCATTCTTATTCTTATACAAGAGAAGTTTATGCAGAACAATTGGATAAAAAACTTAAAGCTTTGGTTTTAAACACTAGTGATAGAACATCACTAACATATGATTCAAAATGGGACTCAGAGAAATGGGATTTGATGATTGGGTATATCTTTGATGGTGATAAATATAGGTGTTCCATTTGGTCGGATAAAGAAGGAATAGATGTATCTTATATAGCAGCTCAATTTGTGTATAATGGAAATAAAGGTGGTGGACACGCTGGGGCTGCTGGGTTTATTGTTAGTGATATCAATACCGTTTTTGTGTAGGGCTTAAAGCATAGTTACCTAATTTTTAATTAACTAAAAATAATTTAACTAATACAGGTGTATCAGTTGATTCATTTTCTATATTAATAGTAGTTAAACCGTCCGTGTTATCCAATATTAACTTTTTTCCTTTCGCCAACACAATACTATCCGCATTATCATGTTTAATTGTTACAGCATTTTCAGCAAAAATAAACAATTTAGTAGAATTTTCAAATACAATATCCTTATTCGTTGCTGCTGCAATACTTAATTCTATTTTATTATAATAAGTATATCCACTAACAGTTTCAGGAAATAATTCTTTAATATCTGTAACACCTTCTACAATTTTTTTTAATGTTATTTCACTTTTAAAATCACTCATATTTTACCTTATTAAAATTTATAAATATATTTATATTATTGATAAAGAGGTTATATAATGGATTTAATTAAAGAAATTGATGGATTACAAAAAATAGTAGCTGAAAAGCTACTAATAGAAAAAGAAAACATAGACATTATTACTATTAAAATGAATGAATATAAAGAATTATTAAAAAAAGATAATTTATCAGTTAATGTTTTAGAAGACATAAGAAATAATGTAGAGAAATTAAAGGAAGCCTATATATTGAACCCATTAACATATGATGAAGTTAAGCTTATATTATTATATTCAGATTTAGACGAAGAAGTTGAAGATATGATAGATTCCGTTGAGCCCGAATGGAATGGTTTTGGGTGGGTTAAATTTAAGGATTTGGAATCAATTTGGTATAATAAAAAAAATAATACATACGCTTTTGTTGGTACTTTTGATACTGAATCATCAGGCCAAAAAACATACCACATTATGTTTAATATTTTAAAAGGTGATGAAATTAATTTAATTGATAAACTAGAAGATGAAAGAAGCCTTAAACGTCACGGATACAAGCCTTTATTAAATAAATAAATTATACTATAATTTGTTTTTAAATGGGGTTTTTTTTAAATGAATGAAGACAATATAGTTGAATTAAGAACAGAATATCGTAAAAGATTGGTTAATTTAATTGAAGATTTAAGTCTATTAGAAGAATATGATGAAGATAAAATTGATAAATCAGTCGACGCATATTTCGCAATCAGTTATTTTAATGAAAATATGGCAATTTTACATGTAAATACTTGACATTACTTGCTTCCTATATTATAATTCTTAGGGTATTTATAGGGGCCGGATAAAATGGAAAACAAATTTAATTTACCAACAAAAAACAGAAAGACAGCAAACGAAAATTTAGTGATTATCAAATCACTTTTATATGCAAATAATATCACAAAAATCAACCAAAGAAATTATAAATTTTTTTGGCAGTTATTAGATATAACTTTTCCAAATGGTATATTTAATATCTATAAATATATCGAAGAATTTAAAAAAAGTAAAGGGGTTTTTGATTTCACCGCATTGATGGAAAACCCTGAAATTGAGGTTGATGATGGTATTGGTTTTGTTATATACAATAAACCTTCTAATAAAAACATCAGTCTTTTTTTTGATAAACTATTTCCAGAATATTTACACAACAATAAGATACAAAGAATCCCAAGTGGAGATTTGAATAAATTAATACTAGATGTTTCGGGAAAATTGCTTGGTGAAAAGTATAGAATATTTAGAAAATATGAAGTAAATAAAACTAGGTTAAAAAGGTATAAAGTAAAGGGATTTTATAACTTTAATAAATATCACCCAAGTGTAAAAAAACAATTAATGATGCAATTTGGTGAAGATGATTTTAAAGAACAATATAGTGTTTATAATAAATACGATTCCTTATATTTTAAATCTGAAGATGGAATAATTGATTATAATAATATAATAATAAACCCAGTTGACAATAGAAAGATAACACCAAAACTATTTTTTAAATATAAAGAATTAATTGAACGTTCTAATTTTTATAAAACACCTGGTAATACAGATGTGGAGATAGAAGTTTCAGGGGAAATTATGAATTATATGAATGCTGATAAATATGAAAATATTGATATTGATGGTTACAACCAAAAATTGAATACTGAATTAGATAAAATTGAAATGGATTTTAAAATAAAATTAAAGAGATTAGAAAATGGTAAATGATAGAACATCAGTTTTTTGTACCTTTTGCGGTAATGGTTCAAGAGGGGATAACCCCAAAGATTATAGAGCATATGTTTTAGGCTTAGACAAACACCCAAAGGGGATTTGGTATAAGTGTTTTAGGTGTAAAACAAGCATACACGCAGAACAATATTATAAACGAATCGGGGAAGATTACCATACAGAAACAGACACCAATATAAACCTAGAATTATTAACATATGTTAAACCCAAAGAAGTTATAATTAAAAAAAAACGTGTTGAACATAATTTTAATGTATTTACTAAAGAAGAAATGATTTATTATAATAATGCCACTAATGATAATAGTAATTTATTAAACATATTCTTAAAAAAAAGAATGATACCCAAAAATAAACACCACTTTTTTACATATTCAGAAAACTTTATGCAGCTATATTATAATATTAATAAAATAAATAAAAAGTTTTATTTCCCTGATAAAAGGATTTTAATTAAATACTTAGACTACAAGGGGGATATATATGCTTTAAAAGGCCGTTCATTATTACAAAAACCTAAACTTAAATATCTAACAATCAAAAAGGAATTACCACCAGAATTAACATTTTTTAATATGGATGGTATAGATATTAATCAACCAATTTTTATATTGGAAGGTGAGATTGATTCAATTTTTTTTGATAATAATATTGCATTAGGTAGCATAAGTAAAACAGATTTATTTCTTGAATATTGTATAAATAATGAGATTCCAAAAAAGAATTTATATTTTATTTTGGATAATGATGAAGCTGGTTACGAAACATCAAATGAATTAATTCTAAATGGATATCATGTATTTAGTTGGAAGTTATTTGCTAAAAGTAATTTTAATATTATTTTAATTAAAGATGTAAATGAATTAATCCAAAACAATATTGATTTCAATTCTGAAATTGTGTTGAGAAACTCAATAAATACACCAACGGAAAGTTTTTTATTGTAATTACAACTTGGGTCTTAGCCCTACCAAAAGGCAGGGCTTCTTTTAACCAATTAAGTTACTATCAAATATGTGCCTTATTATAAGATTTTTTCTATATTTAATAAATAGTTTTAGATTAAATTTTAAAAAAGGTTGAATATGGATATAAATTACTTACATGATACACCTGAAAATGTTTCAATTTTAATTAAAAAGTATTTTTTAGAAAAAGCTGCTGAAAATAATTCACAACTAAAAGATGTAAATTTTGATGGTTCTAACATATCAACACTGATTTCAGCACTTACATATGTTTTTACTACTTTATCTATAAAGACTGATTTGATGATAAACGAAGTCACACCAAACGCAAAAATAGAAAGTAGTATCATGAGTTTAATCAAAAAATATGGGTATGAACCAAGACGGATGATTTCCAGCAGAATTACACTAGAATTAAGACTTTCTGATACTAATTTAGATGCTAGTGTAACAAGTAAAACATTAGATAAGGGTGATGTAATTATTGTAAAGGCTGATGACACTGAATTTTACCATATTTTAGAAAATGATACTGTGTTTGATGAAACATATTCTAAGTATGAATTCAAACAAGGTAAATTAGTAGAAAAAACTTATTTTATATCTACAAACGATAATGAAATAATTATAGATACACATAAATGGAATATTGATAATGATAGTTTAGTTGTAACACACAATCCAACTGATTCTGAAATAGAGTTTCTAGCAAACAATAAAACTATTGAAGACACTAGTGATATTTTAGTTGATGGAATGTTTTATTATTTAGATTACACTGAAGATGATAAATTATTAATCAAACTTTCTAATGATGAATTGGGTAAAAATGTATATGGTAGCGTTTCGGTATCTTTTTATGAAACTTTAGGTAATGAGGGTAATAATATATCTGAAAGTAATTTGATAATTGAGAACACTGATGCTGACATATATTCAACCGAATTAATACATGTTAGTGCGGGTGGTGCGGGTGCTGAAGGATTCGAGGTAATTAAAGAATTAATGGGCCGATTCTACCAAACACAAGATAGGATTGTAACAAAATCGGATTTAAATACTTTTATTGAATATTTATTTCCAAATTGGCAATATAATGTATTAGATTCTAATGATTTACCCATTGCAAACGCTAATGCAGGGATGGTTTATGTATCTTTGTATAAAGTATCTGATTCGGGTGTAGTAGAACGAATGAATTATGATAATTATGTAAATGAAATTGATATAATTAATAAAAAAGCAAGATTTGGTATTAACATAGTTTTTAATGATATACAATATAATAATTTATTAATTAAATATAGCTCTTACCTGAATAAAAATGTTGTTGGTAATTACCCTACACCATTAAAAAATAACATCAATAATATTTTACTAAGCAACATAAATAATAATAATATTTCGTATATTAATAAAAGTATTTTACAAATGTATATTGTGCAAGAAAACATAAATGGAATGGTTGATTTCAAAATTGATTCTGTTGGTTTTGGTTTAACAATAGATAGTGATTATGATGACACAAAAAGTTTTGTTAACTATATTGGTAGTGATGCATTAAATTTATTAGATAATTATGATGTAAATATTACATACAATGGTATAACAACAACCATTAATAATAGCAATTTAGAAGTAACGACTTTTGGTTCATCTTTTTATATTAGAAATACTGTTATAATAGATGGGTTAATCCCACAATACACCAATTTAATAACTTTTACTGAAGTTGTTGGTAGTACATATGGTAAAACAACATATCACATAAACTTTAATGATATCAGTGTAGTTACAAGAGATAGTTTTAATATATCTATAGATGTAACTGATAGTAATCCAACTTTCCAAGGTTTTGAACCAAAACCCATATTGAATGTAAATAATATCGATTCTAACATCACTTTAATTGAAATTTGATAAATATCTTATATGTGTTATGATAATGGATAATTAAAGGAAGTGTATGTTATATGATAGTGGTGAAAACAAGAAGTGGGTATCCACTCAGATAGAAAATTTCTTTAATAATAATATAAATAATAATGGAAAAAACTTATTAGATTTTTTTACATTTTATCTTGATAGTATGCAGGATGAAAATTATCTGAATGATAAAATAAACCCAATTTATTTCATAGAAAACATTAAAAAATTTATAGATATTGATAAAAATCCAGATAAAAACTTATATGAAAATTTAATACCTGTTGAACTAAAAAGTATAGTAGATAAAAATATGACTTGGCAGAAATTTGTACTGTTTAGTAAAAGAATTTTCAACACAAAAGGGAGTACATATGGAATTAATTTTTGGACAACTCTTGTAAGTAATATAAACATTAAAGAATTGTATTATGATAACATCGAAGATGTCGCCTTATTAACTACTTTGGGTTTTGAGTCGAGTGTTTATTCACAAGATGGTTTTTTAGTCTATGACAAGGCTATTTACAATAAAATACCTAATATCTTTCTAATAGAAAACCTAGATATTAATAGTGATTACACATTAAAAGATTTAATTAGTTTATTAAATTATTTGAAACCATTAGGTGTAATTTTTTTAATGTTAAAATTCATATTAATTGATAGTCTTTCTATTAACATAACACCACAAAGTGTGATACATACACAACTGGATAGTAATCTACAAATATACCCAGATTATGAAAATGTAACACTAGAAGAGAATCATTATACATTAATGGATTATTATTTGGATGAATTAAAACATGTTCAATTAAGTAAGATTGAAGATGAAGATTTATATATCGCATATTTAGAATATGGGTATGATGGGGTATTACAATATATTGCATCACCACCATCAACACCATTTGCGTTTAATGATAATATGGTTATTTTCGATTTTAATGTTATCGAATACGAATCTGAATCTAACCAAATTGATGATAATATTGATGGTGGTGAGAATATTGATTTTAATGATTTTTAAGGGGTTAAAATGAAAAAACTATATAAGATTTTAAGTGTTGTTAGTCTATTATTCATTTTGGAATTTATTTTGAAATTATTTGTAAAACAAAGTACTATAAAAAAAGGTGATATACTTAAAACAAAATTAAAAAAGACAAAAACTATTATTAGAAAAACGAAAACATATAAAACAGTGTTAACAACTAAAGAAGAAAATGATATTAATAATGCAAGTTTTTTTGAATTAGTTGATAGATTAAAAAACAAATAGGGGTAATAAAAATGAGTTTAATTTTAAAAAAAGGAACTGATGTAGTGAGACAGACACTATTATTAGAAGATGGTCGTCCATTCTGGACAACAGACACCAAGAGGCTTTTTATTGGGGATGGAATTACATTAGGTGGAAACCCAACTTCTTTGGTCTCAGGGGTTTCAGGGGTAACACAAGAAACATTAACTAACTTAACAATTCAACCAAATCAAGCTATTGAATTCCCTCATGTTCTTGGTGTAAAACCAAAACAAGTTAGTGCATATAAAACCAGTGCATTGAGTGAAATATCTTTAGATGCATCAAATATGTCACTCTCAAATTCCACATATGCAAATAAAAAACTCACATCAGAAAAAACTGAAAGTAATGCAATAAAGAATTTAACATATGACTTGTGTAATACTGTAAATGTCAAACCAGTTTTTATGGCTACACCCAATTCAAGTAGCACAACTTATTTTAGTAACCCTGTTTTGAGTGAAAGTGATTCGACTAAAGTCACAAACCCACTAAATACTTATAATATGCCGGCCGATGCACAATATCGTGGAGCTTATGAATTACCCGAAAAACAAATAATGATGATATCGAGTTTTGCGATAGTATCAGGACAAAATATCACAAATGCTTTCCCTGAATTAATGTTATTCGACATAACAAATAGGAGTGTATTATATCAATATAATTTGGGTGAAATATTTGGGGATAGAGGTGTTATTTGCTACTATATACAAGGTGCAACCAGCGCAAGTGTTAGGGGTCGACTAACCATTATCGGTGACTATGACGAAGACACCGGAATTGGTCTAATTGCTAGAAATGATTCGCTTGGAACAGTATTTGCTGAATTTAATTTTTATACTGGGAAATTAATTGAATATATCAATAATCCCCTTGTGAGTAATCGAATAATTACAAGCATAAACTATATAAATGATAGAATATTTATAACATTAAAGGACGCCGACTATTCTATTTATGAATATAAACCAAATAAAGAATTGGTATTCATTACCGGTTTTATGGGGGCTGGTACTTATAATATGTTAACTAGGATTTACGGATTTGATGATGGTTCATATTTAATAAGTATAGACCAAAATATAAGATATATGGATGTTGCCGGTGATGTGCATTTAGTTTCAAGTGGAGTTGGAACAATGGGCGCAAAAGCTATTGCAATTGATTGGAATGGTCGGAAGTATATGAGTATAACCTTCCAGGATGGTTGGTATTATTTATACCATATTGTTAATGATAGCACATATAATTTATTACACTCTGAACAATTACAAGTTCGGCAACATTATATATCAGTTTTACAAACATGGGGTGAAAATACAGGTGAATTATATATTGAATTATTTTATTTTGGTGGCACAAATGGTGCAACAGTGGATAAGACACAGAGAGTAGTTATTGATGCAACTGGAATAAGTGCAAGTGGTGTTGGCGTAAAGAATATTTTCACAGCCGATTCAGGTACTGCTTTAGAAGTAGATATTCCCTGTATTATAGCAAGTTTGTCACCAACATTTTCTACATCTGCTGGTACTGGAACAAAAAACATATTAGTAAAAGTTGATTCTTGGGATGAAATCACTGATGTACAAACGGTCGCAAGTGATTCAGGTGAAACATTGGATATTAAATTTTTAGCAAATGATGGGGCTTCTGATTTACCATCCCCGTATGACGGTATATTAGCTTGTGATTCAACTTTATATGATAATATAAAAGGAATTGATGCTGTTGGAAAGTATGAATTAACAGGTGGTTCAGGTACATGGAATTTAGAAATTGATGGCGATTCAATTATGAGTGGTGATATAACATTTGATACAGATTTAAATCTAACAGCCCAAAAAATAGTTGCCAATATTAATGCAAATTCTAAAACATCAGACTATAACAATCAAGTCTATGCTGAAATAACAAACGGGGTTTCAGAAATAACAATAACAGTACCAAATTATGCGGGGATAGCAGCTGATTTAAATACTACAAACATCGTTAATGGTGGAACTGGTACCGGAACACAGACACCATTTTCAGGAGCAAAAGAATCTTTGTTAAATGTGGTTAAATCACAAGCAGGTATTAAAGGATTTAGTTATCAAATCCAATTACAAACATCTGATGTCGATATAACACCAGTATTCAAAGAACTAAAATTAATAGTTAGTGAAATTGCTTATGATAAATTAATAGATAAAAATGATAATATTGATATATATGTTAATGACACAAACGTTAAGATAAAAAACAATTCTAGTAAAAACATTACAATGAACTTGGAATTAATTACTTAATCCCCATAAAAACATATCAAAATAATATTAAAAAAAAAACAATGAAACACTTGACAAATCCAGAAAAATAAGTATACTCTAAATAGATGGTAATTAAGCCATAGTCTGGGAGGATAAGATGAGTAAACCACTATTAAAAAAAGATATAATTGAAAGGTTGAATGAAAGATTAGACACTAAATCGAGTGTCTTTGTTTATAAACCTTTGCCGCTTCCAAGTGGTAAAGATTGCTTTTTACAAATAACAGAAGGCAGTGTTAGGATTCTTACTTTTTCTGGAAAAGAGATATACGGAATTGAAGGAATTGATAATGAAAAATTTTATAATGCTGTACGTATTATTGTAGAAAAATCACTAGATAAATACCCAACAGATGGGGAGGAGGTGAAACTTTTCATGAAAACCTTGCTAAAAAAATAAAATCAATCACCACAATCATCACCACCATCACCACCACAAAGACAAAGCCTTTTACCTATCTCATGTAACTTAAGAACCAATAAGTAAGTTAGAATCATAATCAAAAGTGGAAAGTAATACCCATTAAAAAATAGAACACCAAACATGTAAATATTTACACTAATAAACACAATATTTATAATCAATTTCTTATATAATGGTAATTGAGTTCTTTTCTTAACATCACGGTAAATACTTTTATAATCCTTATCAGTTCCAAATAACATTGCAGCTAGTATTGTAATAAATAAAAAAATAAAATAACCTGTGAATACTATTTCAAATAATACACTACCAGCCACAAACCCAATATAAAAGACTAAAAGCATTGTTAAATTATATAATACATTATATGTCATTTTTCACTCCTTATTTTTGATAATATTTTATGTTTAAGTAATATAGAACCAAAATCACTAACAATATATAATGCAAGAACTAGGTATTGTTGTTGTGTTATTAAAACATAAATCACCAATAATCGTGATAATGTTTCTGAAATATTAATAATGTATTGTTGATATTTTGGCAACTTAAGATAATGACTAATATCATCTTCAAGATTCTTGTAACCCTCACCTTTCAATATTTTCAATAAAATAAATGAGATTGCACCAATTAAATAAAACCCGACAAAAACTGTTTGGAATAATAAAACACCTTTTATAAAACCAAAGTAAAGAATAACCTGCATTATTATTATTATAAATGTATTGTTTTGTAAATTATATTTCATTATTTACTCCTATTCCCATGTAAAACATCTAAGTTTTTTTGATTTAAAATTATTGATTTTTTCACTACCAATCTTAGTAATAAAGTCTTCATTCAAATTCTTTTTGCCACTATAACAATTTTTGGTGTATTTTAAATAAGCATCCTTTATGTCTACCACCTTATATTGACAAGTTTTTTTCTTAAATGGGTCACCACCAATCAAAGGTGTATCAATATAGTAACCATTTTTATGTATTATACTATCACTTGTGAGTTTTAATGTACTTTTACATTTTTTATACTCAACCATCACCACATTCTTTGAAAGAAGATTGATGCTATTATGCAAGCTTATACTAAAAGCCACAACAAGAGAAGTGATTAGTATGATTATCATACTTTTTTTAATTTTTTTCATGTTTAACTCCATAAACCTCGTTAAAACCATAAAGTTCATTTATTTTTTTATGATTCTTTAATAAATTCTTATAATCTTCTAGCAATTGTTCCATCAGCTCAAAACTTAAATCCCTAATGTTTTTATGTGCTGATTTATCCAATCTTAATATTAAAAAATTAACTAAACTCCTAAGGTTAAAAGTAAGTTGCATTTTATAAATATAAGAAGCTGGTAACATCATAGATATGTCATCCATTGTATTTTTTTTATCTTCTAATAATTCAAGTATTTTATTAATATAATTACTCATTGTTTCATCAATTTCATGGACACCAGTCTTTTCAAACTCAATTAAATCTTTTCTAAGTGTATACCTACTTGATTGAACCGTCATTGAAACACCTATTCTATGCCTTGACAGCTCTAATAAACATTTTGCGGAACATTCTACATCAAATGTCAATAAAGAGTGTTCAAGAACACTACTATGGTTTCTACCAAAAGCAACTTTTCTAATTAATTCTAAGTCTTTTTTTCCGATATAGGTTTTATTTTTTGTGTCACTTCTGGAATGTGTTTTTCTTGAATACCTTATAGCATTGGCTATCAATAAAAGCGGTGTGTATTCTAATAATTCTACTTTCATCATAATCCTTTTTTAAATTACGCAACAACATTATTACGTGATTAATTATATATATATATTTTTATTTTGTAAAGGGTTTATTTTTTTAGATGTTATCCGAAAACAACTATATAGATTATTAAAAATTTTAATATGAACATCGTACCAACAAACATTAAAGATTTTAATATATCCATGTAGCCCCCTAAAAAAAATAACCAAGTTATATATATAATGATAAAATAAATTGAATTTGTCAAGGATAATAGTAAAAAAACATAAATATATTAAAATTAGGGATATAAAATGGGAAGATTTAAACAAGGTAGGTATGAGGTACAAAATCCTAAAAAATATAAAGGAAATCCTCATAAAGTTGTGTATCGTTCAGGATGGGAAAGGGATGTTTTTATATTTTTAGATAATAGTGATTCTGTTGTTGAATGGAATTCTGAATGTGTTATTTTGCCATATTTTGATAGTACTAAAGTAAAGAATCGTAAATATTTGGTTGATGTTTATGTGGAATTTACAAATGGTAAAAAATATCTATGGGAAATAAAACCAGCAAATAAACTAATAAAACCACCAAATAATAAAACAAACCAATTAATTGAACATATTAATATAATGGAAAAAAAGGTTGCAGCAATGAATTATTGTAAAGCTTTAAGGATTCAAGGGATAGATATTAGTTATAAGTTTGTTTCAATAATTAAAGGTAAATTCAGAATAATAAGCCCTTAATTTTTCATACTATTCCTTGAATCCTGTTTAAGGTATCTGTAATTTCACTCATAAACCCTCAAAAATAAATATAAATATATTTATTACATAAAGGAAATTATGAATAACTTAAAAAAAATAAAACTACCAATTACAAATATTGAAATAACACTTAAATATATTACTTTAGAAAACCATAAAAAATTAAGAAAAATGTATGATGTTAAAAAAAATGAAATTGAACAAAGTGAAATAATAAATGATTTTTTAAAAAAACATGTAATAAATATTCCTGAAGAATTTGACTGGAATTTTATTGATAGGAATTACTTATTATTTCACTTATATAAATTCAGTAATGATGGTGTTAATTTATTTGGTTTTGAAAGATGTCCACATTGTGGTGATAAGGTTTATTCTACACATTTTTTAACTAATTATGATATACCATCAGAGCTTAAGAAAAATAGTTTTTATACATTTGTTGTTGGTGATGACATTATTAAAATAAGAACCCCTGAAGGTGATAAAATTGGTAATATATATAATTGGATTTCAAGCATCGAAAATTTAAATACTAATACTAAAATTGAAGAATTAGAAACCATTAAAGAATATATTAATACAGGAATTAAATTAAGTAATGGAAATCAGATTGTAAACATTCTTAGAGATAAATTAAAAAAATGTATGGATATAGGTGGTTTTAATTTTAGTAAAAATAAATCTTGTATGAATTGTAAAAAAGAAATAAAAAACACAAAAGTTAGTTATCGTTTAATTTTTAATTGTTATTTGGAGATATGATTTACACTAAAAGAATTAAATTACCATTATCACAAAAGGATATCACCTTTAAAAGGCTTAATTTTAAGGATTTCAAGGCTTTCTTGTATATACCTGACACAAACAACACCTTTAATGATTTTCAGGTTGTAGCGAACAATTTTTGTGATGTAGACTTATTAAATAATGCAATAAATGATATTGATAAATTATATTATATGTATAGTTTGATTTTTTATGCAATGGAAAATTATATTGAGTTTAATTTAGAGTGTCACAACCAAAGATGTAAGACTATTAATAATTTTGATTTGGATGTAGATGTAACAGAAATAAATACAGATATTGGTTTTGATGATTATAAGATAAAAAATATAAATGGTGATATTCAAGGGTTGGTGTTAAGCAATATGCGTTTAGGGGATGCTAAAAAAATACAAAATAAAATAGACAATAAAATAAATGAAATCAAAAACCATGTGTTTGTGAAATTTGATAAAAAAATAAATTGTAATTATTGCAAAAAAGAAATAAAACTAGATTTAGAATTAATGACATTTAAGGATTTGTATCTGTTAATAAATCACTACTTTTCCTTAAAATGGTACTATCAAAACATACAGATTCTAAAGAAATTTAATTATTCTATGTTAGAAATAAATGATATGTATTTGTTTGAAGTTGATATAATTAAAACAAGTGAAATCTTAAATATGGAGAGACAAGCAAAATGAATATAAAATGTGTGCAAGAAGCAATAAATGATAAAAGAATTGAAGCTGGAAACCTATCTGATGGGTATCATACTTTTAATGAACTATATGAATTTAGAAAAGTATATAATGCAGCATTGTTTAATGAATGGGGAAAATTAGGAAAATATGATGTTCACAAAAGTAAAAAACACTTTGATGGAAATGATTGTTTTGATGGTGGGTGGTTTATTGTTGTTGCTATATTACCAAGTGGACAAATTACCAATCATTACGAATTAAAAGATTGGGATTTATTTAATATACCTGTTTTTGAAACTGCTAAATATCCGTTCGATGGTCATACACCACAAGATGTTATCACACGTTTAAAAAACATATAATTATTTATTGTTGGCATATCTCTAAAAGTATGTTATTATTGGGTAATCGTTGAAGGATTGATTATGAAAGTGAAATGTGAAATAATGAATGGGGATGCACTACAAAAACTGAAGGAATTGAAAACAAACTCGGTTGACATTTGTGTTACTTCACCACCATATTGGGGATTAAGAGATTATGGTGTTAATGGACAAATAGGTCAAGAATCTGATTTTAGAGATTACCTAAAGAATTTGATTATAATATTTGATGAAACAAAAAGAGTTTTAAAATCTGAAGGTTCTTTGTATGTTAATTTGGGTGATACATATGCTGGAACTGGGAATAAAAAAAACCATAAAGACCCTAAAAACAAGAAGGGGCGGACCGGTCAAGAAATTGCTAAAAACAACAAAGTAAAGGGTGTTCAAAGAAAGTCTCTTATTGGGATACCTGAACGTTTTATGATAGCAATGATTGATTCTGGCTGGATTTGTAGAAATACTATTATATGGGAAAAACCGAACGCCATGCCTTCCCCTGTGAAAGATAGATACACAAGTAGTTTTGAGAAGATATTCTTTTTTACAAAACAACAAAAATATTTTTTCAAACAACAACTTGAACAATATACCGCACCATTAAATAGGTGGGGTGGTAATGATATGGATGGCGTTGAATCTAAATGGGATGATGGTGTTGGACAATCACTTGGTAGAAAAAGAAATCTTAGACCAAACCCTAAAGGTAGAAATAAAAGAGATGTATGGAAAATAAACACTAAAGGATATAAAGATGCTCATTTTGCTGTTTATCCATTAGAGTTAATTAACCCTATAATACAAGCTAGTTGTCCACCAAATGGTGTAGTTCTTGACCCATTCGCTGGAAGTGGTACAACTGGTGTTGCTGCATTACAACAAAATAAAAATGCCATATTAATTGAATTAAATTCAGAATATGTAGAACTAATAAAAAAAAGAACAAAAAACACTCTTAAGCCATTATTTTAATAAAAAACCTCAAATAAATATATTATAGAACTTTAGGATTTTAAAAATATGAATGAAGATAATATTTTATTTGAAATACAAAAACAATTAAATAACATGGTACTAGAATACACACAGGGTGGTTTAAAAATTGGTGCAAAATTAGATGTGATAACAGAAATGAAATCACAGCTAGAAAAAGATTCTGATGCAATAGGTTTTTTTAAAAAATATGCAACAAAAAAAGGTAGGGAAACAAGCAAGGGAATTGATAACCGTTTAACTATGTTGGACAAAGAATTTGAAGAATTAAAAAAAGGTAAACTATTACAGGAACAATTGATTGAAAGAGCTAAATTACAAAGTGATACATCAGATTTCAGGCAGCTTGATATTGAAACACAAGAAAAACTAATTGCACAACAAGAAACAACTAATGATAAGTTTGAAGATTTCACTCGTTTCATGAAAGATGATTTTACTGATATGATAGCAAAACAGGGAAGTTTTAATCCTGAAGAGTTTATTGATAATTTAAATGCACGGATGGACGAAAGTAAACCTGAAAAAACTGAAAAAAAAGATGTTGATGATTCTGGTTTTTTTGATGCTTTGGTTGGAATGACATTGATGTTTTTACCACAAATTAAAGAAGGTATTAAGTATTTAAAAATGTTTACAACAGGTCTTTCAGAATCGATAAAAAATATGTTAGGTTTAACACAACAAAAAGAAATTTATGATAATGCAAGTAAAGTTATTAACCAAAACTATGATAATTTTATTGATACACAAGATAGATATGCTAAAAAGTTTTTAACAATGGAAAGTGAACTTGATGATTCACAACAAAAAGAATTATTAGAAAAAGCTAAGAAATCACAATTTGAATTAGAAGCTTCTGGTGTTGCTGGAAAACTTGGAATAAGTAAGAGATTTACTGATGAAAATATGATAAAACAAGACATCCAACTTGGTAGTGTTTTCCAAAAAGAATTTAAAAATATAGCACAAAACTTTGAACAGTTTAAAGATAATGATTATGCATATCAAGAATTTATAGATAAAGCATATAAAAGAGCTGAAAAGATATATGATATTGATGATAGAAAAAAGACTGAACAACTTTTTAATGAATATCTGAACGAATTAAAAGAAATAAAAACAGAACAAAAACAACAAACAAAAGAAGAAACAATGAGGCGTGCATTTTATTCAAAAGGTTTTGAGAAAAAATTATCAGAACAAGAAGAAGAAAAGTTAAAAGAATTAACTAAAATAACACAAGAACAATCGAAAGAAAGAAAGGGTATAAGAGAGTTAGAAGAAGAAGGTTACACAAGAGAAGAAGCTATAGATGTATATAGAGATAGAACACAAGTTGATGAACAAATATCAGTTCGTGGGAAAACAGATTTTGGTGATGTATTTAAAACTAAAACACAAGAAAATTCATTAATGAATAAAATGAATAATAATAAGAAAGTAATTGAAAAACAAAATGATACATCAAAGGGAACAAAAAAAGTTGAAGAAATACAGCAAAATAATGTAGTATCAAGTAACCAAACTGTTGTTAATAAATCAAACCCAACTTTTATTGTTGCATCACAAGATAATATAACTGGTTCAAAGGGTGAATCATTTTAATAAATAGTTTATAGATACTAGGGGTTTTAAATGACAACAGTAAATGAAGCAGTTAACAATTTATATGTGGATTTTGATATTGATTTTACTATCAACGATAAAAAAGATATTTCATTAATAACTGGTATAGATTCAATAAATAATTCCCTTAATAATATTATATTTTCAAACTGGGATGAAACACCATTTAACCCAAATTTTGGTAGTGATTTAGGTAACCTAATTGGTGATAATCACAGTAAAGGGATGGTAAAATTTTTAAAAGATAATATAATAGAACAAATTAAAAATAATGAAAATAGAGTTGAAGTAATAAATGTAAAAGTAGAATATCATAAATCAGATTATTTATATTTTATAACAGTGTTTTATAAGTATAAAAACTTAGAATATGATTATTCAGTTTATTTCAAATAATTTTTAAATGAGGTAATAATATGGCTAATGATGTAGCACCATTTTTAATAAAAAAAATAAAATATCTTTTCATTCATTGTACTGCTGAAAGTATGAATCCAAATGCAAGTAATTTTGATGCTGATGTATCACATTGGGATAAATTACATAGAAGTGAAGACTTTAAATTTAGACCCGTTTGTGTAGATGGTAAAAAGATGTATTTTGGATATCATTATTTAATTCATAAAGATGGTACAATCGAAAAAGGTCGACCTGATACGGATGCTGGTCAACAAACATCTGGATTTAATCAATATTCATTGGGTATTGCTATTTCTGGAAATGGCAAAGGGAAATTAAAAAATAACCGTAAAGATTTTTGGGATGCACCAAATGGTGTACATGATGTTGCAACTACACAACAAGTTACAGCATTAAAACAGTTAATTAAAAAGTTAATAGCAGAACACGGGTTATCAATAAATGATGTAAGAGCGCACCATGATTCTTATAAAATGTTGGGTAAAGAAAAGATGAAAAAAACGTGTCCTACTTTCTCTGTTAGAAAATTTATGACAGGTGAATTTTTAACCGGAAACCCTGCTGATGGTGAATATTATGAATATGAATATAATAGTGTTGGAACTAAATAATGAAGATACCTTATAGCTCTGATTTTGAAATAGCAATGCATGTTGTGAAATCTATTTTGAAAAATTTAGTTGAATATGAAACAGATGGTATTTATAAAAATGTTGAAGTTGTTTTAGATAATCAAAGTAAAACAGTTAATGATATTTTATATAACCTTAATAGAACTAAAAAAGGTAACTTTGAATTATCCAGCATATTACCTATTTGTAGTTTGAAATTAACTGAAATATCACCAATACCAGAGTTTAAATTCCAAAAAAACTTGAAAGTTAATAGACAATATACACCTATTATAACAAAATTAAGGTTTAATGGAACTTATTGGTCGGAAAGCTTTAGAACTATATTGAATATATATCAGCAATTAATTACAACTTTCGATATTGATTATAATGTTAATGTTAATTATGAAAATGAAACAGTACAAACACATATAGGAATGCCAACAAAAACTTTGCAACTTAAGGAAGAAATGAGTGAAGATGATATTGTATATCACAAAATTGAATTTGAATTAACTATATCACCAATCTTTGTATATAAACACAAAGCAGATTATAAACAAATCGATATCACAGTTAGATATTTAAATTAGTAATATTCATTCACATCTGTAAATTTAAAAGTAACATCAAAAGAACCTATTTCACCTTCTTCAGTACCAAGAACCAAATCACCAATACTACTAGGATATATTCCTATAAATTCAGTCTCAAATAAAACATCCCTATCTTCATTATTTGCCTTTAAATAATTAATAATGACACCCTGATATGTGCTTGGTAGATTTAGTAGACCAACAACAGTTTTTGAGGGTTTAACAGCATATCTTAACTTGTGCCAATCTTTAAACATTTTAAATATTAATAACTCACTATCACACAAAACATTGATTGTAAAGTTATCAACATCCATTCCAGATTTAACAATATATTGTGCATCACCTGTATATGTAAAATCCACAAATTCTGAAGAAACAGAAGGCAATGATGTATTTTTAAAATATATACTGTTGTCATTTAATTGTGGTAAAATATTAGAATATTTATCTGTTATAAAAGATGGTGCTTCAAGGTAGAATTCCCAGTTAAAATTTATATAAAAATCATTTACTGTGTAGCTATGTTTCATTTCAATACCAAAATAATTATAAATATATTTATTAATAAATAAGGTTTTTAATGAAAACTAAAAAGATAACAACAATATATTACGATAAGTTTAACTTAACACCTTATCTAATTTCAGGAAACTTTCATGAATCTTTAAGTTCTTACTTGTTAAGTGGTAATTTAATTATATCAAAACAGAAAGAATTCCACAAAATGCAACTTGATATAAGAGATATTTTAACAATAAATTTTAAGGCTGATGATGATACAATTGTTGTAAGAAATTTTGTTGTTACTAAAACAGAGATAAGAGAAGCAACACAGCAAAATGATATATATCGACAAGTATATATTATACATTTAATTGATGCTGATGTATTTAGTTTAACTTATCGTTCCAAGTGTGTTTTTTTGCCATCAAATTACACTCATAATCACATAACTAATTTATTAATAGAAAATAGGATTAAGAAGTTCACAACAGGAAATATTAAAAATAAAGTAACACCATATGAATTTTTAACACCATTAAAACCACATTCTTTAACCATCAATTTTTTAATTAATAAAGAAGTTTCACTATTAGTATATCAAACACTTTCAGGAAATAAAATTCTTATTGATGATTTATCAAATTTATTCACAAAAAAAGAAATTGAAATTATAAATATACAGAAAGATAAATATAATGTTGTTAATATTGCCAATTATGATTTTTATGAATTATATCAAAATGGAACTTTTGGTTATATTACTACAAACTATAATATTAAAAATTCTGAAACTACATATGATTTAATTGAAACAATTGATGAAATTGAAGTAAAAACACCGCCTTTATATAAACAAAAAATACAAAGATTTGCTTTTTTAAATACTAATGCAATTAAAATAAATTTACCAGCAAATGTAGATTATAAAGTTGGGGAAATAGTTAAAGTAGTAAATAATAATGAATCCCTGTATGATGGTAAATATCTAATATTTAAAATTGAGCATTTATTAGATAATAAAGGTAATTGGATGCAAACAATTATATTAAGTAATCTTGACAATATAACAAAAGATTTAAGGGGATAAAATGAGTTTAAATTATTATGATTTTTTAGATGTTGTTACTATAGATGGTTATAATCTACCTGATGTTTTTAAAAACAAAAGACTATATATAGAAAATAACCAAATAATTGAGAAATTTATAAATATTAATTCAAGGGAAAGGATAGACAATATATCCAGCCAAAATTTTGATGATGAATTATTATACTGGTTAGTTTTATTGTTGAATAATGATACTATAGATAACCCTTTAATTTTAAATCTTTCCAACTCTGATAAATATAAATCTTTAGTTAAAACTCTTATATATAATCCTGTTAGATTTATTAGAGATTTTGTAGTTAAAAAAAATAGATTATTACTTAATTACTTATATCAGTTACAAAATGATTCTGAAGTATCTTTTACAGATGCTTATACAGAGGATTATATTAAAACAGCTTTTACAGCAGTGGAACATTTAAATGATTTTTTAATATCTAATTTACCATATAAGTCTGAAGTTGATATAGATACTGATATTGAAGATGGTGTAAATGGATTAGATAATTATAGAAAGTTAATTTATTATATATTAAACACATATAATATACCACAAAACCTTGTATTATTCGATTCAGGCACACTTAACCACGAAAGTAATGCAAACATACAGGTAACACCCAGTTTCAGCCTACAATCAGACATTAACCTTGAAAATGATGTTGATTATATTAAGTTTTATATGATGTTTTTAGTTTATTGGTCTATTATAAATACTTAGCTTACCTGTAAGTATTCATATGATTACTACAATATTAACTTGACAAATCCTGAAAACATATTATAATTATAATATTGGAGGTTTTATGCAGCAAATAAGAATATCAAAATTAGCTAAAGACTTAGGAATAACTAAGCAAACTCTTTGGGTTTGGAAGAGAGAAGGAAAAATCGAAAAACAGAAGAATTAATTAAGGTGTTATCCGAAAAATGATTAAAAATAAACAGGTATTATCTAAATTTTTATATATTGATAATCTAAATGATAAAAAATATCAAGAGATTTATCAAAAAGCAAAAGATATAAACTTGTTTAAAAATAAAATTTCTAAATTAATTCAAGAAGATATTATTATACATAGTAATATGAGTAAATTCGATTTTATTAAAAAATACACAAAAGGAAAAATCAATAATCTTACAGGAAAAGACAAAGAGTGGGCAGTTACTGAAGTTATGACAACTTATCAAAATAGTTTTAAAAGCGTAAAAACTAACTTAAGCTTTAAAATACAAAAGTCAATAAATATTAAATATTATAAAAAAAATACTTCATTTCATAAGAAAAATGATTTAAAATCTTTTGAACTGAAATATAAAACAACAAGATTAACAAAAACCTTGTCTTTTCTATCTAAATATGGATATGAAGAGATAGAAAGATATTTAAATAATAAAATAAAAGAAGATGATTTCAAGAATGAAAGTATAAAAATATTTTACATTCAAGTACTTGATACTATTAATAAGTTTAGCTTAAATAGATTATTAAAACTAGCTTTATCTAAAAGAAATAGATTATTGAAAACAATAATAGTACACAATTTCAAATCATTATCTTTTAAATCTCAAAGTAGGATAAAAATAAATATTATCAATGATAATAAAAATAATAAATCTAAAGTAAATGGATTTATATCTGTTGGTGGATATGATAATTATAAAAAAGGTTTACATGTTCCAGTAAAAATATCTAATAAATATCATGGAAATAAAAAAGAATTTTCTAAAATTTATACTATTCATTTTAATGGTAAAAAAATAGAAAGAATTATCCTTTCAAAGAAAGGAATTGAAGAAATTCCTACTAATAATTTTAATTTTCTAGGAATAGATGTTAATATTAAACATAATTTATTTTCTACATCAGGTGGTTTCACAATAGATTATGATAGAGACTTGATGAGTAGATATACTGAATTCTTAAAAAAAATAGATAATAGAAAATCTAAGGCATTGTCAGTAAAACGAAGAAAGAAATATGATAGATGGTTACTTGTTATTCAAAATATGATTATTGAAAAATCAGTAGAATTAATCAAAAAAGCTAAGTCCAAAGGCTTTAATCATTTAGTTCTTGAAGATTTAGATTTAATATCAAAATTAAGAAGTAATAATAAAGAATTTAATATTAATAATGGCAGACTGATAAGATTACTAAATTTAAGTTCTTTAAAAACAAAAATAAGAAAAATAGCTCACAAACATAATGTAAATGTTTCTTATATTCATCCGGAATATACATCTCAGGGATGTAATTCTTGTGGAAATATAGATTCTAATAATAGAAAAGAGCAAGAAGTTTTCAAATGTACAAAATGTAATAAAACTTTAAATGCTGATTATAATTCATCCATTAATATTAAAGAAAGAATAACTTTAGATGTTCTAAATAAAAAACTTCTTGAATTTAATGGATATGAATGGAATTGTAAAAAGAATTTAAAACATTCTGCAGTAAAGAAAATTATAACAGATTTTTTTGAAAGTGGAAAAGAGGGTCATATAATAAGGAAGACTTGGGAACCTTCCAGGTTCTTACAAGTTTAGTATGACTCTGAAGTTTAACCTAAAAGTATTTTAACATTTTCTTTGTTTCCACACCCACATTCATAAACAGTTTTGTTTTCGTTTAAAAACATTGTTTTACCACATTTATTACATTTACTTTTTTTCTCATTCATTTTATCACTCCAATTAAAAAATATATATAATAATATTTATATAATTTAATTATATAAATATTACCCCCAAATGTGAAATAATTGTGAAAAGTGGATATTTTTTAAAATAAGTCTTGACAAATCAAGAAAAGTAATGTATATTAAAACATAGCAAGCACGGGATACCCTGACCGCTGCCAGCTTTCACTTAAGGGTATATGACTGGGAGGTCTTATGAGTACTACATTAACAATCACACAAGAAAAGAAAGAAATCACCATTACTGTAAAAGGTTACTTTAATGGTGACACATCAAATAATGCTGTTATGGCTTTACACCTAACAGGCTTTAAAACAGTTGGTTTTAATTACAAAGGTGATGAAATAGTAACAGATGGGATTAAAAATTATAAAATTGAAAATCAGTGGAGCAACCATTATCAATATGAAATGGAAATAACATTGGTTGAAACAAAGAATCAAATCAAAAAGTACTATGAAAGTGACAAAATGGACTTAGAACATGAAAACATGAAAGAAATTGTAGAAATGGCAAAAATAGGGTTGAAGATTGAATCAGTTCTTACAAAAAAACAACATGAAAACTTAGGTTTTTATACAAATACAACTCTTTGTGTATGGGATAATGAGAAAAAATTGTATATTGATACTAAAAAAACTGATTTAAAATCACACTACTCAAAATTATTAAATATGAAAAAACATGGTTTACTAAAAACTGTTATTAATTACTAAATCAAATTCAAGCCCCTTAAATGGGGCTTTTCTAAAAAAAAATAAATGGAGGGTAAAATGAAGATTAAAGAATTATTTGCAATAAAAGATAATTGCAAGAAAATAACATTTTCACACATGGCCTTAAATGGTTCTATATATAGAACCATTGTGCTTAATGATGGGAAATATTACATGGAGGAATCATATATTGGTGGACCTGCTAATTTTCAAGATTATAGAGGTAGTGCTGTTGAGGTGGAAATAACTTCTAATGTAGCAGAAGTTATTTTAAAATCACTAGAAAATGATGATGATGAATATGATTTTGACTGGTCTTTTTGTTTTGGGGAAGAGTATTGGACGGAAAAAATAAATAAAAAACAAAAGGAAACCATTAATAGTGAAATTCTTAAAAAATTAAATACTAACGCATATTAATAATAGAGGGAAATAAAATGGAATTATTTATTGCAACAAAAAATAAAGGAAAAATACGTGAATTTGAAAGAATGCTTAAACCTTTTGGTATTAAAATAAAAACGCTATATGATACAAATCTTGATGACATAGAAGAAACTGGTGTAACTATTTATGAAAATGCATTAATAAAGGCAAAGGCTGGTTTTGAAACTACCTCTTTATTAACATTGGCTGATGATTCTGGTTTAGAAGTTGATTTCTTAAATGGTGAACCTGGTGTTTATTCTGCAAGATATGGGGGAACTGGGAAATCAGATAAAGACAGGATTGATTTTTTATTGAAGAATATGGAAGATGCCACAAATGCAAATCAAAGAACCGCTCGTTTTAAAACATGCCTTGTGTTATATGGGAAAGATGGATTTTTATGTGATTTTAATGGTGAATGGAATGGAGAAATTTTAAAAAGTGCAATTGGCGGAAATGGCTTTGGTTATGACTCAATATTTTTTGATGTTGAATTACAGAAATCAGCAGCACAATTAACAAATGAAGAAAAATCGTTAGTATCGCATAGGGGTAAAGCTATTGGTTTATTTCTTAATAATTTACCTGGAATTATTGAAAAATATGGGGTATTAAGTAATGATATAAAAAAAGAATTATTAAGATTAAGTCGTACTATAAATCTTTCAGCACCATTATCACACCCATTGGATTATAACAAAGCAGTGGATGTTTTAAAGGAATTAAAAAATAAAGAATTTTATTTAAACACTAATTTAATTAAAACATTTTTAATAGAAAATAGGTGGTCAATGAAATCTGCTAAAAGACTTACTGAAATAGCTGAAAAGATACAATGTGGTGAAACACTTAAAAGAACATGAAATACAATTATACTTATCTTAATTTACCCAAGGGGGGTTAAAATGTCAAAATTCAAAAAAAATGATAAAATATCATACAAAAATAAACTTGCTATTTTCATAGAGAATAGGGGAACCAGAACATTAATAAAAATTGTTAATGGGAAATATAAAAATGTCAAAAATAAAGACATAAAAAAAATTGATAAAGATACTGAATTGGTTAAATCAGAGATTTATTTCAAAGATGTTATTAATTTCATTTTTGAAAGAAGTGGAAATGAAAATATTCCGTCAGGGTATTCACTACACCGTGGTGGGTATTCACCTCATGTAGATATGTCGGGGTTATTCCCCAAAACATATTATAAATTAAGATAAGTCATCACACATGTAAAGTTTCACTTCCAATTTTTTCAAGAATAGTATACCTAATATTATATAAAGTTTCATCCCTAAATGTTTTTGTTTTAATAACATTCCAATTATTAATAATTAAAAAATTCTTTTGTGATGCAAGATTATTAATATATACAATATCAGATTCTTTTTTATTTTCAGTATTATTTAATATCTCAATTTCTCTTTTTATTATTTTTTTTGCAACTCTTTTTTTCATATTATTCAATCCCTTTTTTTGATAATTTTGCTTGCATTTTAGCTATTTTATCATCAATATCATCATCACTTTTTACAACGGCTTTTTTCCAAGCATCATTTATTTCTTCCTTTGTGAAATTTGTTTTTAAATCAACGTTGGCTTTTTTTAAAAGCTCGCTTAAATCATCAGTGTTATAGCTGTAAGGTTCTTTTGACTCAAAAACTTTATCAAAAGCAGCATCTAAACTCTCATCTATAATAGCACTTATTTCGTCACTCATTTTAGATTTTGAATTAAAATTTACATCTGAATAACTTCTTTTATTCTCATTTCCCACATTTTTTAGCGAAACACTTTTGTTACCTATTAAAATATTATTTTCTAATTTCATTTTAATAATATTTTGATTTCTTAATATTTTTATTAAAACAATCCCTAAAACAACTAATGCAATAGCTATTAAAAATAGTGGGTAAAATTGTGTTATGATAAACATAAACCTCCTATGTTTTTTTTATAAAAAACTGCTGATATTATTACTTCTTACTTTATTTACTTTAATTAATGTTTTACTGGCTTCACTCATTCTTTTTACACCTATATCAAAATATTCTTTATCTATTTCAATACCTATAAATTTTCTTTCAATATTAACAGCAGCTACACCAGTAGAAAAACTTCCAGCGGTAAAGTCTAATATTATTTCGCCTTTATTTGTATATGTTTTAATTAAATATTCCATCAACTTAACCGGTTTTTGTGTTGGGTGATATCTTTCTTTATCATATTTAAACTTAATAATATTTAATGGAAATCTTTCACCATTTTTAGATTGTGTTGAATGGGGTTTATAATCACCATATAAAGATGTTGAATTTTTTGATGTTGTTTTATATGCTTTAAAACCAGTTCGCATTTGAGGATTATAGATTGATTGACTACCATAAAACACACTAATCAATTCAAAACTTCTTAATGGTTGTTTATTAGCATTTAAAAAACCTGTTGCTCGACCTTTTTGCCATATCCAATCATATTTATAATTTTTTATATTACTCATTCTTAAATAACTACTAAAAGGTTCAATACCAAATAAAATTATTGCACCATTTTTTTTAATTAATTTATTTAAGCGAACCCATAATTTATTAAATGGTAATACTTTATCCCAATGAGCAGCAGTTGCTCCATACGGAGGGTCTGTTATTATTGCATCAACTTTAACACCTTCTTCTATCAAATAATCCATAACATTTAACGCTTCACCATTAAATACATTTATATTGTCTTTGGTACAATATTTATCCATATTATTAATAAACCTCCACTTCATTTTTATCTCTAATGTCAATCAAAAATTCCATATCTTCTTCTGTTAAAATTTTACCATTCATTTTTATACAACGAACCTCAATCATTTCTTCAGCATGTGTATATCCCCTTTTAATTTCAAGAAAATCAATGATAGACATAAAATTATCGTCATCTTCTTTTTCAGCATCAATTATACCATTAACACTATCAATACCTTGTACACCTTCAAGTGATGCTTTAATAGCATCCATAATACCATTATTTTTATTTCGTATTTTCTTGTTTTGATTCTTCATTTTTAACCTTAATGCTATTTTGTATCTTTTTATTTCTTGCTAATGCTAATACATATTTTTTAATCTTTTTATCAAGTATTTTTTTGTCTCTTGCTTTTTTAAACCCAGCATACAATTTTAAGTTTTTTTGTGACTTCTTTTTTGTTCTACTTTTACTTTCTCTCATGTTAACCTCTATTAAAAAATAAAGTGTAACATGAAATTGATATTTAAGGAATATTAAGAATGTTTTTTTGTGAATTCGATTACTTTATTGATTAGTTCTATAAATTCACTCTCTCTAAGCTGAACATCAAATGTACTTTTAATAATTTCATTTTGTTGTAACTGCAATTTCTTTTCTTCATGTAAAGATAGTATTCCACACTTACTATATAAGCTCTCATTTATGCTTGTCATCATTGCTTCAACAACACTTGGGTCGGATACTACGTCTATAGCTCTTAAAACATATTCATCAACCATATAAGCGTTACTGGATTCAGTTACAGAGCCTTCACCTCGACTTGAAACACCCATGTTAACATCTTTCAGTAAAGATTTTAATAATAAACCTTGTTTTGATTCTAAAACCAAAGCTTTTCCAAAATAAAAATTTGAACCTGGAGATTCTTTTCGTAATTCAACTATTTTGATAGCAGCATTTTTTAAGTCCAAGGATAAATAATCTGGGTGCATAATTTCACCTGTAGCCCTATCATCTTTTATTAGTTTTTGATAAGTTTGAACGGCTGGTTCTAAAACAGTGTCAGGATATATTCGATGGTTTCCGTTGATTAGATTTTGCTTCAACATAACACCTTCAATGTATAACCTTTTTTCTGTTTGTTCCGTTATTTTATTTTTAGTGTTTTCATACAATGGTTTCATTTTTATGTCGTCTGTTACATCCATTATTAAACTATGATTCATTCTCACCTCTTTTAAAAAATAATATAAATATATTTATAAACTCTGGGGTGAATATGAGTAAAACAAGTATAAATACAAGATTAAACACTTTTTTGACGGACTTGGGTACATTAAAGGCGACAAGTAAAATTAAATATGTGCGTGTTGTAGAAAAAACAAGTGAATATATTAATATCATAAAAGCTGAAGAAGAAAATTATAAAACTGGTAGTGATTTAGATGTAAAATATTCTACATATTTAGATTATTGTGAAAGCATTTTAACAACTTTTACAGGTCTTACAATAAACCATTTGGAATACTGGAAATAGGAGTTAAAAAACATGAGTAAAGCAAGCGTAACAACACGGTTTAACATATTTAAAGCAACTTTAGACGCAGAAGCAAATATACATGTTAAATTAAGAACTTTAGAAAAAGTTAGTTATCATATTGGTAAAATAAGCAATAAACTTGATGAATATCCTAATTTTTATGATGGTTCTGATTATGATGTAGAATTAATTTATTATTTAGATTTAATAGAAGAAATATATGCTTATTTTTCAGGTGGTTTAGATTTACCAGGCGGTAGTACTACTTTTGTTGATTTAATAGATACACCAGCAAATATGTCAAATATGTCCGGAAAGCTACTAAAGGTTAATAGTGCTGAAAATGCGATTGAATTTTCAAACATTCTTGAAACAACACAAATGAAAAGTGTGGTTAGAAATTCAACAGTGGGTACATTAAACCAATACAAAATTGTTAAAACCGATACTATATATAATACCGAAATACCTAATATTGTTTATTTGGAAAACATTGCAAATGATAAACCGATTGGTATATTAGCAACAGATGTTTTAACGGATACAACATCTAAAATTGTAACATATGGGCTTTTACAGGTAAATGGTTTTAATACAGCTAGTGCCAATATTGGTGATAAAGTGTATGTTGACGATAATGGTGATTTAACTTTATCTTCAGGAAATCTTTCTATTGGTCGTGTTGCTAGTTTAAGCGCTAATGGGGTTATATTTTTTGATTTCAGTACTAATGATTCAACCGAGTTTGAAAATATGACTGAAACATCAAGTAAAACATTTTATATTTCACCAACTGGAAATGATAGTACTGGGGATGGTAGTATTGGTAACCCATATCTTACAATAAATCCAGCTAAAAATAGTTTAAAACCTATAATTAAAACTGATATTAATTTTATATATGTAGCTGGCAACCATACCATTGGCAAGGATGATTTTGATTTTAGTAGATTCACAATTGACACCACTTTCACCCAATATTTTTGGATTGCTGGTAGTTTAAACCAAATCGAAACGACTAGTTTAACAAACACTACAAACTGGTATAAAACAGATGCAACAAAAACTTGGACTGATGATGAACATAAAGGTCGTTTTTTATCCACATCTGATGATGCATCTTCATTTCCTACTTTAAAACCTATTTTTGGGAATAACGCAACCGTACTAAAATCTGGTTACGGTGCGGTTGGTGGTGCATATACACCAAACCAAATAGTTGAATTAACTACTATTTTAACATTACCAGATGGCAATAAATTAGAGTTTCAAGCACCAAATTCAAGCGATTTATTTAAAACATCAATATATTTTAACTACATGAATTTGGATAGTGGTAATGACACGTTATTACTTCAATCAAATGATGATTTAGGTAAAATTTCAATTTCAAATAATTATATTCTTAATGCAGATGATACCCAATCAATAACAATAAATGGTAGGATAGATTTAACTAACAATTATCTTGAACTAAGAGGTAGGATATACAACGCAAATGAATTTGTTAGGAATATATTTATAGATGGTAATGCATTTCACATGTTAATGCCAAGGAATTTAGGAGAAAATATTCCGATATGGTTTGATGGTTCATTTTTTGATGTTAGGAATGAAATGACGTTTGGGTACCAAAATTCATTCCAATATTTCCAAAGTGTTCTAGCTGCCGGTTACTTTGATAATCTTGAAAATCTGTTTGAAGTAAATAGACATTTTCATGTTGAAAATTGTGGGTGTGTTATCGAAACAAGAGGTCAATGCTCTATTGAATTTAAAGGTGCAACTGATATGATATTAGTTAATACACCTTATTTTATTTGGCATAAATATGGAACATCAAATATGCATATAAAAGCAGATTTAATTAACCTAAATGGCACATTACCAACAAAAGAATGGGTAACACCAGATGGTAGTGCAACATGGGATTTTGATTATGATGCTGGGGATGGGAATGTTAGTCATAATATACCAATGCCGAAAATAAGTGGTATAAATTCAAAATACACTAGCTTACCAAGACATATATCATTTATCGTTCCAAATGTTTACCCAGAAAATTCACCTGAAGAAATTTTATCTATTACAAATGGTAATAATTCAGATGTTGTCATTGGTAATTTGGACAATAGAAGTATATTTATTAGGTTAAACGCTGAAAACACTGGAAATACTGAAGCATGTGTGTGTGATTTTATTATTATAAACATTGATGATACAACGATATCACTTCAAAATAACACTGATTTAACAACCGTTGAAACTGATTCAAATTTAACACCTCAATTATCCGGTTCTGGTGGTATAATATTTACAACATCTGTTAGTGGGAACAACTTGATATTAAACATTAATAATGATACTGGATTAGATATTGATATTAAATATATAATTAACAGAACCTTCAAATAGGAGATAAAAAATGAAAAAAACATTCCATAAACCCATTTTTATAGGGCATGATTATATTGCACCAACTTCTGATAATGAGGTGATAGTTAAAAAATATGCTGATGATAATTTTTGGAAAAAAAATGTTGTTGCGGTAATAAATAACACAGGTGACACCCTGTTAAAAGGGAAAATAGTCCACCCAATTGGTGGTGTTGGTGGTCTGGCTGAAATAGAATACGCGGATGCAACATCTTATATAAAGTCCAGATTTATTGGTATGATTAATAGTACTATCCTAAATGGTGAAACAGGGGATGCTATTTTATTTGGTCCAGTAACTGGCATAGATACATCAACATTGGCTGTTGGACCTGCTTATCTGGATACTGATGGTGATTTAACATCAGTCAGACCAATTGGTGATAAATTTAACATTGTATGTGGTTTCGTAGATGTTGTTGATGATACAAATGGTGTTATAATTATGGATAAAACAATATCCGAATTAACAGCAGAAATAACAGATACAAACGGGTTTCCAGCAAACCAAGTAGTAGCAACAACAATAGCGTTTGTGAATGCAACAAGGACGTTTGCAATAGCACCAACAGGTGCTATATTTCATTTTTATCAAAATGGGATTAAATATATAAAAACAACTCAACAAGATATTATTCTGCCTGATGTTGAAGGTTTATATTCAATTTACTTTCACGAAGGTGTACTTACATCTGAATTTATTACAACTGGTGAACAAATCAGAATTATAATTCTAAGTAAATGTTTGGTTACTAATATATATTGGGATGCCACTAATAAAAAGAAAATATATTTCCCTGACGAACGGCATGGTATCAGCATGTCACCAGTAATTCATTCGTATTTACATACTACCAGGGGGGCGCAATTTCTATATGGATTAGGATTAGATAATTTCGTCATTGATGCATCCGGCGATGTAGATTCACATGCACAATTTAGTATTAGTGCTGGTGCAATTATAGATGAAGATTTGGTAACAACTGTAAATTCAATCGGTTCAACAACGGGTATACCAATTTATTACCTTGAAGGCGCTGAACTAAAAAGATATCAATTTAACGGTGGGTTTCCAGTTTTAAACGCCGGTACTGGAAGATTAGCATTCAATGAAAATGTTGGTGGTAATTGGCAACTAACAGAAGTTATTAATAATTATTTCGTATTGTACCATATTTTTGCCGTTAATTCAGCAGAAGACAATTTTAAAATAGTTGCTGCAATGGGTCAAACTCAGTACAATACGTTAAGTAGTGCAAGGGATGGGGCTGGTACTGAAATATCGAATTTGTTAAATGTATTAATTACGGCCGAAGTTGTACCAGTTGGTACTGTGATATACCAAACAAGCGATAGTTATACAAATACCGTTAAAGCAAAAACAAGGACAAATTCAGCAGGTGAAGATTATACTGATTGGCGAACCTCAGAGATAGCGCAAGGAGCGAATCCTAGTTCACATTTGAATTTGTCCAATTTACAATTAGCTGGTCCTGGTATAACTTGGGGTCATATTAATGACCAAACGCAAACAATTGAAGGTGAAAAAACATTTGATAAACCAATTGCAATAAAAGATTCAATACCAGGTGATGTTACTGCACCAGCGGGTGAATCTAAAATGGGTATAGATGATAATTTGGTACCTTGGGTTAAAAATTCTGGTGGTGCGATTAAACACATGTTATCCAGTCGATATAACACCATTGGTATTACCGCAAATCACATTCTTGATTTTGAAAATGATAATGTTATAATGTGTAATAATACAATAGATATAACAATAACAATACCAAACACTGATACAATTACTAATGATGGTATTTTTAGAGAATTTTTTATTTTTAACTTATCAAGTAATGATAGTAAAGTTAATATGACAACATCTGATGGTCAATCATTTATTCAAAATGGTTTAAGTTCAATAAGGTTGAATAAAAATGAATTATTCAATTTTGGTGCTGCATACCCAAATGTTGGTGATGGTTTAGCAACAACAGCAACAAGAGCCGTAATTGCACAATTAAGATATAATGGTGCTTGGTCTTCTGCTTCGTTCACTAGTGCTACACCCGTACCATTTAATACAACCGATAAAGAATGGGACCCAAACGTAATTGAACATAATGATACAACTATATCTAGGTTAGATTTCAAAGCTGGTGGGTTAGTTGCATTATCGTATTGGTTAGGTATTAATAGTACTGGTGGCAGTACCTATAATGTCACTGGATATTTAAGAAAAAATGGAACTACTATTATATCAGGTACCGAGCTACCACCTGGTAATTATGGTGGTGAAGACCAAAGCCTTAGTATTGGAGTGATTTATGAAACTGTTAATGCAGGTGATTATATCGAATTAATGCTGGTGAATACTAGTTTAACAGGTGATGCAAATAATATTGTATTAACCGCTAAAATGGAAATATAATCCAAAAAGCACTGATAGGGGGTGAACTGGTACTACAATAACAGTGCCAAATATACAATATCGAATTAAGTAATTTATACAGGGTATACTTCACGAGGTATAGTTGTATTAAGTTTAATCCTCATTATTACTGTTTTATCCCCATAATAATAATTATTACGATTACGTTCAGCTTTTAACACACCATCAACCATTTTGCTTTGTTTGTCTTCTTCAGTTGGTGATATATTTAAGAATTCCATTAACTTTATCCATCCACCAAAATAACCTTCATATGCACTAGAAGTAAAAACAAATATATCTTCGTTTGGTCTTAATTTTTCATCAATTTTAACACCAACTTGTTCAAGCCACAAAGAATATGTGAGGTGTTTGATTTCTTTACCTTTTTTTAATTGATTTAACTCTTTAGTGGTAAATCCTTCAACTGGGTTAAAAATATTACTTTTAGGGAAACGATTATTCCCTTTTTTATTTGCACCATTATAATCTAAAAAGTATTTAATTTCTTTATGTGAATCAAATACATTTCTATAAATCTCTTTTCCACCTTCTCTTACATGTAAAACACAAACTTGTTATGTTTTACCTACACCCTCATTTAATATTTTAATAATATTATTTAAGTGTTCTGTAATGCCATTAAACATCTTTACCTCCAAAAAAAAATATAAAAGTATTTACAAATATTTACTCACTTTATTATAATAAATAATTCCCCATTTCAATCTAACTTGTTTTTTTGCATTTAATCCAGTGTTATAACTAATTATTGCATTCTTCCAATTACCTTTATGTTGTTTTCTTAACCATAATATATATTTTTTTACTAAAAACTTGTTAATATTTGGATTAAGCAATAATTTTTCTATCCCAAAAAAGTTATAATAAGCCTGTAAAAAAAATCTTTGATATTTAGATTGTACTATTCTTTTATTAAAAATAACCCACTCACCTGTTTTAAGTCTTATCTGACCAAGCCCAACAGAATAATTATCTTTACTAAAACTGTCACCTATAGCACTAGAAAGCCCACCTGACTCTACTTTTATTATAGCATCGACGACTTTGTCGGCTTTTTTATTTTCGGCTCTTAGAAACGACGTCACTGACATCAGTAATAGAATTAATGTTATTATTTTTGTTTGCATATTTACTTCCTATTTAAAAATTTAAAATATATATGTTATATTTATATTTTAATTAATAAAGAAAAAAATGTATAATATATTTTTGAGGTTATTAAAATGACAAGTAGAAAATTCAATGTAAAAAAACTTAAAAAAGAAGTAACTCTTTTTAACATAGATAAGAATGGTTTAACCATCTATGAATTATTTGATAAGTATAAAGATAATAATAATTTTGTACTTCCAAAGAAACCTAAATATAAAGCATATGCCAGCAACCTATATATTGATAAAAAAGTTAATAATGAAATCATATTGTCACATGCACCAGAAATAGGTTTTACATGGGAAGAAATATTAAAGAAATATCCAAAAATAAAAATGAATGATTGGGATGTCTCAAATCTTCATAATATGAGTTGGATGTTTTATAATGCAAAATCCTTTAATCAAGATATAAGTAACTGGAACGTTTCAAATGTTACTAATATGAGTAGTATGTTTAGTGATGCTACTTCTTTTAATGCTGATATAAGCAACTGGGATATATCAAGTGTTACTGATATGAAATATATGTTTTATAATGCTAATTCATTCAAGCAGGATTTAACTAAGTGGAATATAAACAGAGTTGAAGAAATATATGGAATCTTTGATTTATGTGAACATAAATATGAAATTAATAAATTTAGTAAATATAAAATAAAAATATATTTAAATCACATCAACCCCAAAATAATACACATCGGTGGTTTTGCCGGTACACAAGAAGAAAGTATTAAATTCATTAAAAAATATTATAAAACAAAAGTTGAAATAGATGGAAATATAAAAATGATGAATGAATTATTTGATATGGTTAAAAATGAAAATATTATTAATTGATGTGGATAGTAAAACCCCAAATATCGCAATAATGAAACTATCGACATATTACAAGAAAAATGGTGATGACGTAGATTTCTTACAATTGAAATTAAACGGCTACCCATCAAATAAACGTGTTATAAAAATAGATGCTAAAAATTATAATGCCGTTTATGTTTCTAATATTTTCACAATCAATCAAAAAGGTAGTATTAACCAATTAAACCAACTTCCTGAAGAAATTGATTCTTGTGATTTAGATTATAGTTTATATCCACAAAATAAAACAGGATATGGATTTATAACAAAAGGTTGTATCAGAAAATGTTCTTTTTGTTTTGTTCCAAAAACAGAAGGTAAATTACATTTTTATCAGGAAATTGATGACATCACAAAATATGGTTTTAAAAAAATATCATTTATGGATAATAATATATTATCATACCCAGAACACCTAAAAATATTACAGGAAATAATAGATAAAAAAATAAAATGTGATTTCAATCAAGGACTGGATATAAGACTAATAAACAATAAAAACATGAAACTCTTAAATAATATTCGCTATAATGGGAAATTAACTTTTGCGTTTGATAATTGGAGTTTTAAAAAAATAATTGATTCAAAATTGGTGATTATACAAAAACATGTAAAAACTAATTGGATGTTGAAGTTTTTTGTTTATTATAACCCTATTAATATGGATATCAAGAAACTTTTTTTAAGGATAGAATATCTTAAGAATAAAAAAATATTACCCTATTTTATGAGAGATAAAGTTTGTTGGGATGTTGAATTAAAATATTTTTTTATTGATTTTGCAGCATGGATTAATCAACCAAGTTTTTTTTGTAATGTAGATTTTTTTACATTCTTAAAAAAGAGATATAAAAATAAAGAATTAAAATATATATTAAAAAAACGTAATTATACAAATGTCATAATAAATCTAATAACAGAGTTTGATTTTTGATATGATTTACATTAAGGAGTGAATAATTCGACCTGTTTCACTCCTGAATAATAAACCAAAATTTACATTTATTATGTTGTAACAAATATATCACATTCATATCATTTAATAAAATATTTTAATAAATTTATTAAATTCATAAAAAAATATATTATATTAAATAGATGTGATGTTTTAATAGGAGTTAAAATGTTTAAATTAATAAGAACAATTAAAAGATTTAAATATACTGTAACACATATATTTACGACTGGAACAATGCCTGAAGAAATGTGGGATTTAAGAACATATATGGCTAAATTCCTTTATACAAGAATAAAACAATTTAGAAAAAGAACCCATTCATACCCTTTTAATTTAACACCTAAAGGTTGGAATAGGAAATTAAGAAAAATGGAGCGTGGTTTCTATAAATTAGCTCATTGGGATGATATAATTAGTGATTTACATGATAAATATTACAATGATACAAAAAAAGAAAATAAAGCAATTGAACAAGTGGATAAAGACATTAAAGAAGCTTTTAGATTATTACAAGTTTATTTTCATGATATGTGGGTTTAAAAAAAGGGGATATATGAAAAGATACGATATAGATTTATGTGGTTATAATGATGTATTAGAAGTGCAAATAACAGACACGAAAAAGAATAATTATTTAACGCTAATTTACTTAAAAGAATCGGCACAATTTAGCTTTACAATTGATGTAATACCTAAGGGATTTAGTATTGAAATGTATACATATAAGACAGGTTTTATTTTAGAAAAACATAGTTTATTAAAACATTTATTTAAACATAGAGATATTAAGACTCTTATAGATATTAGAATCCCAATAAAAAATAAATATGATAAAAATTATTTCATTTTTAAATTAAAAGATAAAGGTTTCTTTTTTACAAGTGAAGTTCTCAAAAAACAATTAAAAAAATTATTTAAGAGGTAGGAAGATGGAAATAGTTAATGTTTTATTTTTAATGGCAAGGAAAAAAGAAAACCCATTTTTAAAAAATGATATTGTATTAAGACAAATAACAGGACACAATTATATAACATACGAAGATAATAATAACATGGATGTTAGTATATTAAAATCAAAAGCTTTACATATCAGTTATAAATATCTAAATGAAAAAATTAAATGGAGGTTATACATATCTGTTGATGCAAGAGATGTTAAAAAAGCTAAAATAACTTTGGTTAAAAAAATGATTGATGAAATACATGAAGACAATGAAAAATTTAATATTAGTGCTATTTGGAAATCTATTTTAATGCAACAAGGGAATAGATTAACTAGGAATTTTTTATTAGATGTAGACACAACAGATAAAAATAAAATTCAATTCCTTTGGGATAAAATCAAGGAACATGATATTAATATATTACACTTTAAATCAACACCAAACGGCAAACACATAATAACACAAGGTTTCAACCCTAATTTAATTAAAGATTTTGATTTTGTTGAGATTAAAAAGAATGCTTTATTTTTCTTAAATTATGTTGATGTGGATGCTAAAGTAAACATGAAACTATTCAGTTAACATCAAAATTTCATCATTTTCAGTCATCAGATTAAGTGATGTATTGTTAAAAAGCTTTTTAGCTTGTTTTTCAGATACATCAAATTCACTCATAATATCGGTTGGTTTTTTTAACCATCCATTCAGTTTACCAACTTCAATATTCAATATTTTTAAAAATCTTTGGTTTAATTTGAAATGAACATTTTTATTTTTATGTATTTTATATTCAAATAAAACCTTGCCGTCAACATCATAACAATTATGTTTGCCGTAATCAATTGAATCAATTCCGTTATTCAGAAAACCCAAAGATTCCGCTACTATAGTTAAATCCATTATAGTGTTATTGTCAATTTTACTTTCATCAATTTTTTCATTCCATAAATCAAGGATTTGATGTCCTAAGTTTTGTATAATTCTATAATCTAAACTGTATTTAGTTGGGACTGGTTTTGTATATCTCCAATTAGCATCTAACCATTTTTCGTTAGATTTATATGCTTTAACATTTTCTAGGTTTGTTAAATCTTTGAATACTTGAACCATCTGTTCTTTTCTCATTTTATTAAAGTTTTCAACAACCCATATTATAATAGTATAAATGTTGTTTGCATTGAAATCTAACTTTTGAAACCAAGTTATTTCTTCCAATATTTCTTTTCTTTTTTTGAATGTTAAACGCCTATTTATTGCCTTTAATGTATTAAACGTTTTTTTCCAATACTTATTCTTTAATTCTTTTATATCTTTCTTGATAGTTTTAATTACACTTTTTTTATTCATACCTAAGTGTTCCAAAAGTTTCATATCTATTTTAGCTAAAGAAGTATATGTATTCATTAGTTCACTCATTTCTTCTTTATAATTTTCTAATAATATTTTAATATTATCATCACTATTTCTACTTTCTAATTTGTTTTCTTTCTCTTTTTCTCCATCATTTAAAAATTCAGGTTCTTCATTTACTTCAAAAGAACCAATATTATCTTCAATCCATTCATTAAAAGTATCAGATTCACTATTATTTCGTGTTATTTTAATAACATCAACTTTTGCCCTTGCTGGTCTATCACCACCAGAAAAATTAAATGTTCCTAAAATTTCAACATCACCCTTTTCATCAATCATTGTTTTTAAAATATTATCATTTTTCCACCTGATTGGTATCACTAGATATATAATGTATGAATTTATTTCTTGTAAAATCTTTTTAGTCCATTCCTTATAAACACTGTAAGGTGGGTTTGAAAAAGTAATATCAAACTTATGTTCTATTAAAGTTGTTTCAAAATAATCACGACCTAATAGTTTAACACCATCTTTAATTAAATTATTGCCATGAATAGTTGATAATTCAATACCAAATTTCTCATCTATTTTTATTTTTCTTCCTACATTTGGAAGTTCAAACATCCTTCCATCACCAGCGCCAATATCAAGAAAACTACCAATATTTATTTCGTAATACCTTCTATCAATCGTGATATCGGTTTTATGTAAGTAATTGTCTATATATAAAGTACCAATGTCTTCACTTATAACATCAATTATTTCCTGTGTGGTTGGATACCACTCGAAATCTTGACCAGCATTTTTTAGATTATTGATGAAACTATTTGTTGAATTACTCATATGATTCTCCTACGAAATCAAGGCTTAATTGCCATCTGCTTATAATATACGGTTTTTTTTGGATTCGTCAAGGATTATTTTAGTTTTTTTTAGAATTTCAGTGTCTTTCTCATTTTAGTCCAAAATGAACTGAAATTATTCCTGTCTTTTATTTCGCCTCTTTTATTAATGAAATATTGTGCACTGTCATTTTGGATAACATCATTTAGGTCAGTCAATAAATAAACCATGATGTCATCTTTTGTTTTTTGGGTAATCACTCTTCCGTAATCCCCTTGTGCGTTAATTGTAGTGAAAATTTTTTCACTCTTTTTTAAAAAACCACTAGTAAAACTTGACCGTATATCGTCAGCCCACTTTATTTGTTTTAAAGTCCCCACTAATTCAGGTAATTGCGGGATATTGATTTTACCCCATGTAGCAGTTTTTCCTTTTTTAAGTTCGCTAAGTTCTTTCATAACATTTTCATAATCACTCATTTTACCACCTATATAAATATAATATATTTACATCACAAAATAATTTTGGAGATTTAATTTAAATTCTTTTTTTGATACATCTTTTTAACGTCTGCCTTTATATCAACAAACATTTTTTCAATACTAAATTTTATGAAAAAACCTAACAGTAAAATTATAATAATTGCAATAACATGCATCTTTATTACCATATCAGGTTGTGTGTTATATAGCTTAATAGAGCTATAAACATCTAATATTAAAAATGGTGATGTAAATAATATATATTCACCAAGTTCTTTAAGTTTTCTCAATACAGTATTCATATTATCCTCCCAGATTATGGTTTAATTTCCATCTGCTTATAATATACGGATTTTTTTCGAGTTTGTCAAGTGTTTTATGGTTTTTTTTAAATATTTTTAAAATGTTATAATATTTTTTTGGGTTCACTTGGAGGGATATGGAAAAACATAATATAATATTTTTAGATTTGGATGGTGTTGTTAACAGTCAATTATTTTATAAAAAGAGACACGAATTAAATCAAAGAGAACTTGAATTTGATAAAGATGCTTTTGAACTAATAAATGAATTTATAGACGAATATAATTGTAAAGTTGTAATATCTTCAACTCACCGAGCTGATGGTATTGATAAATTACAAAAAAAATTAAATTCATATGGTTTTAAACATGATATATTTGGTATAACAGGTGGTTCTAAATGTAGAATTAGGGGATATGAAATTAAAAACTGGATTAGTGAAAACATAGATATAATTAAAAACTATGTGATTTTTGATGATGATTCTGATATGCTATTATATCAAGCAAAACATTTTTTTCGGTGTGATACATACACAGGAATCACACCTAATATTTTATATCGAGCTGGTAGGTTTTTAGATGGGAAACTATAAAATGAAATTCTTAAAAAAGAGGTAAAATAATGAATGAAATTGAATTTGAAGAAATTTTAAAACTTGAACCTAAAGATATTAAGAACCAAAGCGTTTTTATATCATTTATTAGAAAACATAAAGATAGTTTTCTAATAAATACCCCAATGAATAATAACGAAACAATATTTAACCAAAAATACAACACATTATTTGTAATAGACGCTGATTGGTGGGTAATTATTAAAATCATTAAGAATGAATTAATGATAATGGAATATATCACAAATTTCAATAAAAAATATCAGAATAAAATAACCAAAAACAATCAGATTATAAAAATTCCTAAAACTGCTATTGATGGATATAAGGCAGTAAGATTTATTAAAATGTATATTGATAGATTGGTTATAGAATACCCAACCAGTCGAATAATATTGAACCAGAACTCAGACTTCCATGAATTGGAATTTACTGTTGTTATTGATTCTGATGAACATTATACTGAAATCAGAGAGTATTTAGTTGAAAACCTATATTTCATCACTGATTTCCATCAAAAATACCCATTTAATTCTATTCTGATAACATCACACACCGAAACAATTTATTTTGGTGAAGAACAAATGCATGAAGAAATTGGAAAAGAATATATAAATAAAGAAAATAAAACAATGGAGGTTTAATTATGAAAATGTATAGAATGAAAATACAAACAAACACAGAAATAGATGCAAGTATGATTGACGAAAGCGAACCTATAATAATCACTCAATTCAAAAAAGATGGTGATATTAATTATATATATGGAATAGCTTATGATAAAAAGAAATTTAAAAAAATAATCAGACCAATATTAGTAAAAAATGAATGCACATTCAAATATGAAAGCATTAAAACAATAGTAAAAGATGTTGGTGGTTTTAATCAGGGTATTGCTTTAATTATGATATCAACCACTGATAGGGGTTATGGAACTAACAATAATGTCATTATTCCTGATAATTTTAAGTGGGATGGTTTTTTTGTAACGGATAAAGAAGAGGTATAAAAAACATGAAATATAAAAACACATAAATATATTCTTTTAAGTGAGGTAAAAGGATGGGTGAAAAAACATTAGGAAACACAGATGCAAATGGAACTAAAAAAAATGTAAAAGATGTAGTATTTTGGGGTGATGGAGATTTAATGGAATTAATATCAAAAGCTTCTTCAAAAAATGAAAAGTGGATGAAATCAACCAAAGCTATGGAAATAAAGGGATTAGGTGTTTTAGTACAAGCAACAACACAACAAGATAAAAACGTTGCTGAAGCAATTCATTTTATTAAAGGTGCTGAAATTCTTAGAGTTGTAAAAGATGGTAAAGTAATTAAAAGAGTTATTGTTAAAAGTAAAAAAAGTTTACTGAAAAGGTTGCTAGAATTATTAGGGTTATAAAATCATCCTAATTAAATGCCATTTAACTTTATTGACACATTTTTCAACATCATCATTCAAAAATGAAACATAAGAACCCAATGCTTTAAGCCCCCAATCAAAATCTTTTTTATCGGCTAAAAAACGTCTGCAAACTTCACTATAATTACCCTCTTCACCTTTTAATTTTTCACGTTTAATAGCACGTTCAATTAAATCATCTTCAGGTACATCTATATATATTGGTATAATTTGTGTATCAATCTCTTTTTCAAAAAAAGTTTTTAAATCCAAGACACCACGAATAGAAGTTATTAATATATAATCGTCTTCTTTATTTTTTAATATTTCGTCATATGGGATTATATAATAGTTATCGTTATAATATAGCTTTGTTATGCTTGTAAGACTATCTACATCCTTTTTTGATATAAAACGATAATTCACACCTTCAATTTCACTTGGTCGCTTAGCCCGTGTTGTGTACTCTAACAAATGTGTCAATTTAATTCTTTTATCACTAAGAATTTCTTTTAATATACTATCTTTTCCTGATGCTGATTTACCTATTATACAAAATATTTTCATCGTTACCTATTTTTATTAAACTCAATTAATTTATTAAATAAAAAACCACTATAAGAATATGTTTCATTAGCTGAATTTAATTCTTCTTTTTTGATGTTGTCTATATTAAACACCAATTCAATTTTATTAAGTTCCTCATATTTATATTTATAAAGTGGTAAAAATATAACTGGAATGTCATTTTTTAAAGCAATATTAAAACTCTCTTGTGTACCTGGTGTTAAACCATTAATACCATCATTTCTATAATCAATTATTATTAAAACATTTATTTTAGATGTGAATTCTTTTTTAACATCAATTTCCTTAGCAATAATTAAATTAGAACCCTCATTATAATATTTTTTATTAAGATGGTTGTTATATTCTAATTCAGACATAATAAGTGTTAATGGTTGTACGTTATTTGTTTTAAATCGTTGTGATTGTTTTATTAACATAGGTGTTAAATATGGGTGTGAATCATGTGTTATTCTTGCACCATATTTAAAGACTAATCCACTAAATACCTGTAAAAACTCTAAAATTTCGTAACCTAAGTTATTATTAGAATTTATTTCAGGAATATTATCAGATATCCCAATATTTAAACCACTTAATAACATTTTACTCATATCAACTCCTTATTTATTATTCATTCCCTTCGGATTCTTTAGTAACCACCGGAAATGGTGGGAATATTAAACAACCGTCTGTTTCATTGTCATAATCTATTTCATAAATTAGTGAACCCTCTTCATCCCAATGAAAACCCATTCCATGTAACAGGCCATTTTTATAATTTAATTCCGTTTTTTTATTACCATTTTCATGCCATTCAATGTGTTTACCGTGTCTTTTACCATCTTTATAACTCACTTCACTTCTCTTATTGCCATCTTCATACCAAGTGGTTAACACACCATGTTCTTTACCATCATTATAATTTATTTGTGAAGACTTCTTACCATTTTCATGATACTTTAATTGTCTACCATCTAATTTCCCATCCTTAAATTCATATTCAGACATTTTAGTGCCATCAGCAATATCATCTTCAATGCTATAATAATAGTGAATAGATTTACCATTTAACACATCATTCATATAATTTTCTTCTGTTTCTTTACTTCCATCTTTATACCAAAGAAGTCTTTTACCATATTTTTTTCCAACAATATATTCAACGAAACTTCTTTTGTTGCCAGTGTTCCACCATGTACGAACAACACCATGTAATATATCATTTTCATAATTCTTTTCTGATATTAAAAGACCTTTTTCATATATTCTAGCTATTGTTTTAATATAATGCCATGTAGTAGATTCACCATCTTGTTTTCCTTCCTTCCATGTAGTTTCAAATACCTTTTTACCTTCTTCATTCCAAATTACTTCATCACCATCTTTAACACCATTTACAATATAATATGTCTTTTTTTTAGTTCCATCACTCCAAAAATAATCAACCTGTCCATTAACTTCAATGTTATTTTCAAATTTCCTACAAAACCCTAATAAACCATTTTTATACCAGAATTTGAATTCACCATCTACTAAACCTTTCTTGTAGTCTATTTCAGTATGTTTTGAACCATCTGAATAATATAAAATTTCTTTACCATGGAAAAAACCATCTTTGTAATCAATATCCATTTGTTTTACACCATGTTCATTAAATACTAGTTTTTTACCATCTAAAATATCATTTTTGTATGTAGCACGTTCAGATACTCCACCACCCTGATGGTATTTAATTCTTTCACCTTCCAGTAACCCATTTTTAAACCTTGTGGTCATTTTTTTATTTCCATCTTCATACCATTCTTTACAAACACCATGTGGTGAACCATCTTTAATAACATCTTTAAAAAAAACACCACTCTCATCATCACTTTCAATTATACCAGTGAATGGATTTTGTCTTACTTCATATATCAGACCATCTTTTTTTGTAACAACATCCTTAAAACCAACTCTTTTCATTTTACCCCTTAAATAAAATTATTATATATGTTATTCGCCCTTAGTACCATCTTTGACTTCCGTGTAATAAACCATCTTAACACCATCTTTGTAAATCATTTCACTTTCTTTATTGCCATCTTCACCCCAAATAATATATTTTCCATTGAGTTCACCATTTTGATATGTTTCCAAAAAATGTTTACTATCATTTTCGTACCAATGGCTCTGAATTCCATCCTTTTTTCCATCAATATAATTTTCTTCACACATTTTATCACCATTTTCCCAACATAAAATATGTTTACCATGTTTTTTTCCATTTACATAGTTTTCTTCCATATTCAAAACACCTTTTTTATTCCACTCTAAACTACACCCATGTTCTTTTCCATCTTTATAATTATATTCAAGTCTTTTAGTTCCATCTTCATCCCATATATATTTTTTACCATTCAATTCACCATTTTCGTAATTACATTCAGATAGTATAACACCATCTTCATACCTAGTAATTTCTTTGCCATGCCTCTTTCCATCCACATAAATTGTTTCACGTGTTCGTCCATTTTGAGCCGTATAAATACCCTTCCCAGTAAACACAAGTGGTGTCAACTCATATACCACACCATTTTCAACCACAAGATTCTTATCATCTACTACTATTTCCATTTTTTTACCCCTTAAATAAAATTATTATATATGTTATTCACCATCTGAAGCATCAATTAATTCACCTTGACTATACAGATAAGTTTTGATTAATTTCCCATCAGTATCATAATTACTTTGTAGACCATCTTCAAGACCATTTTTATAAAACAATTTAATATGAAGTTCACCATTTTCATGATACCTTCTTGTTTCACCTTCCTGTACACCATTTTCATAGTTTACAATTAGATTCACATTCCCATTTTCATACCATTGTTTATATTGCCCGATTGATTTACCATTTTCATATTCTTCTTCGATGTGTCTTTTATTATTCTCAAAATTATTAAAACATTTCCCATGTTTTTTTCCATCATCATTAAATAATATTTTTCGTTCAATATTACCATCTTCATAATAATCAGTGAACTCATTAATTGGTTTGCCATCTTTATAATTATATATATATTCGACAAGACCTTCCCCATACATTCGATGTTGTCGACCATGTTTTAACCCATTTCTGTAATTTTTCTCTGATAATAAAACCCCGCCATCATTCCACTGTGAATATTTTCCATCCTTCAAACCATCTTTATAGTATTCTTCAGATTTAATGTTGCCATCAGCGAATCTAGTTCTTAAAACACCTGTGTATGGCTTTTGGTTTATTTCATGTAATAAGCCGTCACTCATTTCTGTTAAATATTTTGGATTTCCTTCTTTCATTTTATTCCTTATAAGTAAAATCTAATTATATTATATTTTTTATATTTACCAAAATTTTCTTAAACCAAAAGAAAACCATTTTTTCCTGCGTTTTTTTTCTACATCAAATTCATAATAATCTTCATATTCTTTATTACCATTTTCATAATACACCATTGTTTTACCATGTTGTAAATTATCTTTATAATTAATTTCAAGCCAAGGGTTACCATTTCGATAGTAACTTAAATAAAGACCATCCAATTTACCATATTTATAGTTTTCTTTGCTAGATATTATTCCATTTTCATACCAACAAAAACATTCGCCATGTCTTTCCCCATCCAAGTAATTTGAAAGAATGTGTTTATTGCCATCACGGTACCATTGTTTATATTGACCATGATTTTCACCATTTTTATAGTCTATATCAAATTCTTTATTACCATTCCAATACCATCCTAATTCTTTACCATCTTTTTTACCATTTTTATAGTCTATTAATCTCAATACACTTCCAAATTCATCACAAACAATATATTTCCCATGTTTCAAGCCATCTTTATAATCAACCTCAATTTCTTTATTCATCTTTCTATAATACCATATTTCTTTACCATGTTTTTTTCCATTCTTATAATTAATTTCAACTTCTTTTTTACCACCAACACGATATGTAATACATGTTCCATCTTCATACCACCAAAATTCCTTACCTTCTTGTAACCCATCCACAAAAAAGAGTTCATATTTTTTATTTCCATTTCTATATCTATCGATAAATTTACCATGTTTTTTATTATACTTGTAATTCCTTTCGGATATTATTTCACCAGTGTCATAATACCAAATTTCTTTACCATGTTCTTTCCCATCTTTGTAACTTGTCTCAACACGTTTTTCACCACTAACAGAATTATACACAATTACACCTGTATATGGTTTTGTCGTTAATATATGTAATAAGCCATCTTTAATAACCACATTTTTACCATTATTTACAATCTTTTCAGTCATTATATCCCCTATACATTATCTTGTTTAACACCATTAACAAAATTAATAAAATATTCAATTTCACCATCTTCAAGCCAACTAGTAAACCTACCTTCTTTTTCACCATCGATATAATTACCTTCATATTCTATTTTACCATTATAGAACCACCAAGTAGCCTTACCATGTTTTTTACCATCTTTATAATTTACTTCTGATTCCTTATTGCCATTGTAATACCAAGAAGTTTCTAATCCATGCCTTTTACCATCCTTAAAAAATTTAACAACATCTTTTTCTCCAAACCAAACCCATTCACAAAATTTACCATCCAATAAACCATTTTTATAATTTATTAAATTCTTCATATTTCCATTACTATACAATATTATTTCTGTACCATCTTTTAAACCATCTTTATATTCAATCTTATATTCACCACTTTTTTCAACCACACCTGTGAAGTTTTCACCATTTATTTTAAACATGTTTTACACCTTATCATATTTTATTATTTAATATATCCATCAACATAAACACACATATTTTTTTTTCTTCCATCTTTATAATATTCAATGCTATCACCATGGAAATAACCATCTTTATGATTACGTTCATATCGTATATTACCATTCTCAAAAAATTCTAATTCTTTACCGTGTTTATCCCCATCTTTATAATTACATTCATATCTTTTCTTACCATTTTCATACCATTCACTATCGTTACCATGAAATTTATCATCCTTATAATTTGCAACACATTTTATATTCCCGTAATAATACCATTTTATTTCTTTACCGTGTCGTTTACCCTCATTATAATTTCGTTCTAATTCCTTGTTTCCATTCTCATGCCATCTTGTTTGAAGCCCATGCGACAAACAACCCTTATAATTAAATTTGCAGTGGCTACCACCATTTTTATAAAACCAAAGTTCTACACCATCCAATTTACCATTAACATATGATGAATCAATTTTTATATTTCCATTTTCCCACCATACAATATGTTTACCATTTACTACACCATTATCAAAATTAGTTTCAGATTCTTTATTTCCATTATCATACCATTTCGTATATTTACCATCAAATTCGCCATCTTTAAATATAACCTCATATTTCACTTTACCATTCTCATAAAAACTTTTAAATTTTCCATTTCTCAAACCATTTTTATAACTACCATCTTCACCCACAACATTAATTGCTTGACCTGTATATGTAATTTCTTTTAGTTCATAAAATTTACCGTTATATTCTGCAACTATTTTCATTATAACACCTCACCATTTTTATATTCATATTCACATTCTTTCTTACCATTTCTATACCACCAAGTTTGTATACCATGTTTTTTTCCATTTACATAGTTTTCTTCTACATCTATTTTACCATTTCTATACCACCATGTTTCTTTACCATGTTTTAAACCATTTTTATAATTTGTTTCTATGTATTTGCAGCCATTATTATACCACTGAATTTGAAGACCATGTTTTTCATCATTTACATAATTTGTTTCACATTCTTTCTCACCATTTCTATACCATTCTGTGTGTCTGAAATCCCCATTACCATCAGTATAGTATAAGTCTTTTTTATTACCATCCATATAAAAGACTATTTTTTCACCGATATGTTTATCATTCACATAACATGATACCATCTTGATTTCACCGTTTTCATGCCACCAAATTTCTTTACCCTCTTGTATGCCAGATTTATAATTTCGTTCTATATATTTATTCCCATTTTCATACCAAGTTTCATGTGTTCCATTTTTATCATCATCTAAATATGGGATTTTTTCATGAATTGCACCACTTTTGTGATATGTATTAATATAACCATCCCTTTTACCATTTACATAATCACATTCATAACTTCTGTTGCCATTTTCATGCCACCAAATTTCTTTACCGTGTCTTTTACCATTTTCATATTTTATATTAAATTTCATCCCACCAGAAGGGAATTTTTCAATAATACTTCCTGTAAATATTTCACGTTTTTTTAATGTATATAAAATACCACCTAATTTAAATACATCTTTTTTATATAAAATATTATCTGTTTTAAGATTGTTTTTGACACTCAAAGTGATACCCCCAAAAGGAATATTATAATGTGTTTTGATTATTTAATGAAATGTGTATTGTTTTTAATTATTTTGATTCTTTAGTCGTACCAGAAACCAGTTGCACCATCTTCCCTTGTTGAATCATTATCGTATAACCACCAACAAACCATTTTCATATTTTTCTTTAGTTACTTCATTACCTTTGTTATCCCATTCGGTATATATTCCATGTTTTACACCATCTTTATAATTAGATTCATTTTTTTTATTTCCATTATTATAATATACGTTAACAACACCCTCTATTTTATCATTTTTAAAAAAACATTTTATGAATACATTACCATTTCCATGCCATTCTGTGTGTTCACCATTTCGTTTACCATTTTTATAATTTAATTCAGTTTTTTTATTACCATTTTCATACCAATAAATTTCTTTACCATCTTTTAAACCATTGTTATAGTTTGTCTCACTACATTTTGCACCATTACCCCATTATTCAGTAACAACACCAGTATATTCATTATCAACAATTTGATATAATACACCATCAATTACCATACAATCATTAATATCAATTTTATTCATTTTAATCTCCTATAAACTATAATTTTTCTTGCCATTTTCATAATAAAAAAGACTTTTTGTTTTCCCATCTTCATACCAAGACATATAATCACCATTTAATACACCCTTTTTGTAATTCATTTCTTTTTTCCTATTCCCATTTTCATGATATAAATTAACCTTCCCAATTGGCATATCATTTCTATAATTAGTTTCACTTTTTTTGTTACCATTACTAAACCAAATAATTTCTTTACCATTTAATCTATCATTTCTATAATTCGCCTTACTTTTTTTCTTACCATCTTTATACCATTCTTTTTGAACACCATGCAATAAACCATTTTCATGGTTATTTTCACTTTTGATGTTTCCATCTTCATACCAACGAATTTCTTTACCATATTTATTATTGTTTTTTAAGTTACACTCACATTTTTTATTACCATTTTCATACCAATGTGTGTGTTTATTATTATAATTTATTTCACGTCTTTTATTTCCATTTTCATCCCACTCAATAAGTATGCCATCTAATTTACCATCAGCATAAAACATTTGCGTTTGTTTCCCACCATTATCAAACCATTTAGTGTATTCACCATGTTGTTTTCCATTCTTATAATTAATTTCATATTCTTTTTTACCATTTTCATCATAATGAATGTTTTTACCATGTATTAAACCATTTTTATAAACCCCTTCACTAATTATTTTATCATCATATTGTCTAATGACAACCCCAGTGTAACCACTGTTTTTTATTTCGTATAATACACCGTTTTTTATCACACAATTGTCGAAATCAGTTTTATTCATAATATCCCCTATAAATAGTGACTTGATTATCACTTATTGATATTATACAGATTTTTTTGGGATTGTTAAGTTTTTTTTTAGATTTATTTAAGATTCTTTAATTTTAACACCATTTTCGTATAGTGTTTCTGATTCTTTATTGCCATCTTCATCCCACCAAATTTCTTTACCATGCTTTTTTCCATTTACATACGTTGTTTCACAAGCTTTAGTGCCATCTTCATAAAACATTTGACTTAAACCATGAGGTAAATCGTTTTTATGTGTAAGAATATGTTTTTTTCCTTTATCCCCATCTTTATAATATTTAACCATAATACCATCTGATTTTCCATTCTTAAAATTATATTCTCTTATTAAGCTTCCGTCCCATTCCCATTCAGTATATTTACCATGATATTCACCATCTTTATAATTAGTTTCTTCTGAAACCACACCTTTTTCATAACAATGGTATTTTATGCATTTACCATCTTTCAACCCATTCTTGAAGTTATATATACTTCTAATTTCACCATCATCAGCAGCATCTTCATCATCCCAACGCCTTATTATTGACCCTGTATAACCTTTTTGTTGTCTTTCGTATATAACACCACCTTTTACAACAAAGTCGCTAAATTCGCTTGATTTACTGTTTTCATTACTCATATTATCCTCCCTTGGATTATGGCTTAATTACCATCTGCTTATAATATACGGATTTTTTTCGGATTTATCAAGGGTTATTTTACTTTTTATTATTATCTTTTAATATTTCATCATTTTCCCAAAATTCTTTAAATTCGATACTACCATCTTCATGGTATCTAATATATTCACCATCTTTTAAACCATCTTTGTAATTACATTCTGTTTCTTTATTCCCATTTTCATGCCATCTTATATACTTACCATTTATACCATCATTTACAAGAGTACACTCAACTTTTTTATTACCATTTTCATAAAAAGATTTTAATTGACCATTTAATAAATCGTCTTTGTAATAAGCGATTCTTTTTATTGCACCATTTAGGTGATATTCAATATATTTCCCTTCTAATTTTCCATCCTTGTACTGCTGTATTGAAAACAAAAGATTGTTATTTAACCATGTGGTATATTTGCCATCCAACTTCCAGTTAAGAAGTGTGTAATCAGTTTTTTTATTCTCATGTTCTTCATCAAAAAAAGTAGTGATGTGAACTTTGTTAAGATTATCTTTACGCATAATTAAGCCCCAAATTAAATGATATAATTTCTTTACCATCTTTGTAGTATTTTTCTAATTTTTTATTACCATCTTCATCCCACCAAATTTGTAAACCATCTTCTTCACCATCTTTATAATTTATTTCCAGTTTTTTATTACCATTCTCATACCACCATGTTTTCTTACCATGTTCTTTCCCATCTTTGTAATTTGTTTCTATATATTTATTTCCATTTTTGTACCAATCAATTTGTAAACCATCTTGTTTCCCATCTTTATAATTTTCTTCAGATTTGTTATTACCATTTTTAAACCATTCAGCTTGTTTACCTACCAAAACATCATTTAAATAATCCCTTTCCAGTTTCTTTACCCCATTACTAAACCAAACAATTTCTTTCCCATGTTTAAGACCATCTTTATAATTTTCTTCACTTTCTTTTTGGGTTTCCATTGAAAAATAATATTCAATCCATAAGCCATGTTTTAAACCATTTTTAATGTAACCAGTTGTATATTTCTCATTAACTTCACCTGTAAATGGTTTTTCTTTTAATTCATAAAATTTTCCATCATCAACTGCTATTCTACACATAATATCCTCCTGTGAATGGTGGTATAATACCACCTATATAATACATTGTATATTTAAAAATTAATTTGTCAAGGAATTATACTATGATATCATCTAAATATTCATATTCATATTGTTTACTTCCATCTTTGTAGAACCAAACACATGCACCATGTTTTTTATCATCTTTATAATTTAATTCGTATTGTTTGTTACCATTATCATACCACCCTAATATAACACCCTCTTGTTTGTCGTCATTTAAAAAACCTTTGTATTCCAACTCACCATTTTTATGCCATCTTAAAGTGATACCATATACTATACCATTTTTTGTGTTTACTTCGTGTTTTTTATTCCCATTTTTATAAAACATTTTTTGAATACCATCAGCTAAACCCCTTTTATAAAACTCTATAAATTCAGTGTTACCATTTTCATACCATGTTATTAACTCAAAATCACTCTTATTGTTTTTATTTTTATAGAAAACTTCAGATTTCCTTTTACCACTTCTATACCAACTTTTTAAATCTAAAAGAGCACATGAAATACCAATTCTTTTTTTGTTACCATTATCCCACCATTCACAAAACTCACCACGTTTTTTACCATTCACAAAATTATAAACACTTCTTTTATTACCCTTTTTATACCAATAGGTTCGTTTACCATTTAATTTACCATATTGATAATATTCTTCATAATACAAAACATTGTTGTATTTCCATTTTGTATATTTGCCTTCACGTTTATAATTAACAAGTGTGCATTCCGATTTCTTGTTAAAATCATCATAATAATTTATAATTTCACGTGTATTTGTGTTGTCTATCTTTCTATCCATTTTCACACCCCTTTTTAAGTAAACCACCATCTTTATAATAATATTTTACTACTTCCTTACCACTTTTATCCCAATGTATTTCTTCCCCATCTTTTAAACCAAATACATAATTTCGTTCTATATGTTTACCACCATTTTCATACCAAATAAATTCATAACCATTTTTAAAATAATTAAGATAATTTCTTTTTATATGAATATCCCCATTTTTATGCCAATAAGTTTGTTCACCATTTCGTTTACCATTTTCGTAATTACATTCTTTATATCTTTTACCATTTTCATACCAATGAATTTCTTTACCATGTTTTTTACCATCTACATAATCTATCTCACAAAATTTATTACCATCATCATATAAATCGACAAACTTACCAGTAAATGGGTTTTCTTTTAATTCATACATTAAACCACCCTTCAACCCAGTGTTCTCATAATTGACAACATTTTCCATTTTTTTTACCTCATAATATATTACCTAACATTTTTTTTACCCTAATGTGTTTCTTTACATCCCAGTTACTTAAATCTTGTTTAAAGGATTTTGCATTTAAAAACATCCATTCCATATAAATTACATTGCTAACATTCCAACCACCAATATCACTATTAAAAGAATCAGTATCCTTAAACATAGCAGTCATATCATAAACATTACTCACATCCCATTTACTTAAATCACCATTAAAAGAAGTAGCACCATAAAACATACTATTCATATTGGTAGCACCACTTACATCCCAATTACTTATATCACAATCAAAAGTATTTGCATCCATAAACATATGACTCATGTTGTGAAGTTTTGATACATCCCAATCACTGATGTTTATGTTAGGGTATTTCTTGAAAATATTATTAATACCCAATGTGTCACCTTTGTTTTGATATCGTTGTACTTTTTTTGTTAAAAAACCTGTACGATAATCGGTAACAAATAAAGATTTAAGAAAATCACGAATTATTAATTTTCCGTTACTAAATTCTACTTGATATTTCATCATAAAGTTATATCATCAATCAAAAATCTATTTAATAATATAGATATATCATCATATATAGAAAGAATGTCATTAGAATCTTTTTTAACATCTACTGCTACAAGATTTAATGTTCTATTATTAAATAATCTCTTTATGTCATCACCAAAAGCCTGGTAGCTAATAACTACATTTTTATCATTATTTAAATCTAAATAAGAGAATTCTTTAAACTCTAAACCAAAAGAATTTTCTAATTTCACCTCTATTTCTTTCTTTTCTTTTTGTGATTTACTGCTTCCATGTTTATCAATTAATTCACTAATTACATCAAATTTATAATAAAATGTTCTGTGTATTGATATAGGAAATACACCTTTCATAAAAAAGAATAAATATACAATCCTTTGTTGTCCATTAATAATATTATATCTATAATCATTTATATTATAATACATATAAATGCTTGGGATTGGTATATTTTTTAGTAATGATACAACCAAATAGATTACAATTTTCTCTTCCCATACATATTTTTTTTGATGTTTTGGTATAAAATATGTACCTGAAGACATTCTGTCTATGATTGTATCAATTGGTGTCTTTGAGTCACTATATCCAATATCAGCATTCATTAAATCACCTATATTAACACTTTTATTTTTCATTTTTTTTACCTCATGACATTGAAATCAACTATTTTAATTCATTGGGTTTTTGTGTTTATTTTACCGTTATCTAACCACCACATTTAAAACCATTTTTATAATCTATTTCACTTTTTTTATTGCCATTTTTATACCATTTAGTTTCCTTACCATTTAATTCACCATTTAAATAAAATCTCTCAAATACTTTACACCCATTATCATAATACAATATTTCTTTCCCATGTTTTTCACCATTTTTATAATCCACACTTTTTTGTTTATTCCCAGTATAACCCCATAATATACAAATACCATGTTTTATGCCACTTTCGTATTCTATTTCATGATGTTTATTACCCTTATCATATAAATCAATGAATTTACCAGTAAAAGGTTCTTGTTTTAATTCATATGCTAAACCGTTGTGTTCGCCTATTTTATCAGTTGTTGTCATAATATGCTCCTATAAAAACAACAAAATCATTGTTATAATACTATATCATTTGTTTATTATTTTGTCAATTTGAAAGATTATTTTACTGAAGATGTCTTTTTATATTCATTTTTTACACAAAACATTTTTTAATGTTTTAATGACAGACTCTTTAACTATATCAATGTTATCAACCATAGTTTTTGTCTTTGGGTTTTCAGAAATAAGACCAATGCTACCATCATTATAATATTCTAAATAAACAATTTTATATGTATTGCGAAAGACTAAACAAACCCCTTCATCAGCAGAAGTAGTAACACGAAACGGTATTAATTTATTAGAAACAAATTCAGGTATCATTTTTCTTAAACCATCTAAAATTTCTTTAGATGGTTTTTCACCCATTTCTTCATGTGGGTAATTACCACCAGATAACCAATTTTCTAAATCATCAATTTTTTTTAATAATATTTCATTAAAATCAATCATCACCAATTATTTCCCCATTTTTATATTCTTTTTTATATTCTACTTCCCCATATCTCCAAGTACTTTGAATACCATCTTTTCTATCATTCACATAATCTACTTCGGATTCTTTTTTACCATCTTCATACCAAGTTTCAAATTTACCATGTTTATCACCATTTTTATAATTTAATTCACATTCTTTATTACCATTTTCATACCATTCTGTATATTTACCATCCAAACAACCTTTCACATAGTTTCGTTCATATTTTTTATTACCATTTCTATGCCACACAGTATATTTACCTTCGTATCCATCGTGACCACGAAAACCCTTACACTCAATTTTACCATTTAAATAATACCAACTTAAAGAACCAAATCTTTTACCAAAATTATAATTTACTTCAGATTCTTTTTCACCATTATCATACCACTTTGTTTGTTTACCATCCTTATCACCATCTTTATAATTATATTCTAACTCTTTTTTACCATTACTATACCAAATTATTGTTGTACCATGTTCTTTTCCATTCACATAATTCCCATCACGTCTTTTATTTCCATTTCCCCACCATTCAATATATTTCCCATTTTCTTTACCATTTTTATAATGTATTTCATATTCTTTACGACCACTATCATACCATTTTATTTCTAAGCCATGTATTAAACCATCTTTATGGTAAAGTTCATTTTTTATGTGTCCACTCTCATACCACCATGTTTCTTTACCATTTAATTCACCATCAATATAATTTTTTTCTACGTTTTTTTTACCATTTTCATACCAATAAATTTCTTTACCGTGTTTCATTCCATTCTTAAAATTAAGTTCAACCATTTTTTGACCACGACCATAATATTGTGTATATTTACCATGTTTCAAACCATCCTTGTAATATACCTCCATTTTTATTACATCACCAGGATATTCATGATATTCAATAAGTACACCAGTAAATGGTTTGGGTTCTAAACTATACATTATATCATCAATTTGAATTGGTTTTTTTTTAGTTTTATATTCGTTAATGTGTATAATATTATTGCATCCATTTTTTTTATATTCATTTGTTGGTGTTATTGCATGTGTTAAACCATTAATTTCTATAATTTTATTTGTAATTTTCATAGTCTCTACCCTATTTTATATAGCCATATTCATATGTTCCTTTCTCACAAATAGAACCATCTTGATTATAAATTGTATATTCTCCGTTTTCTAAACCTTTTTCATAATACCGTTCATTTTTTTTATCACCATTTTCATACCATTTTGTTTGTTTACCATGTTTATTTCCATCTACATAATCTACTTCACTTTTTTTATTTCCGTTTTCATCCCAAATACTCTCTAAACCATTTGATTTGCCATCAACAAAATTTCTTTCCCAATGTTTTACACCATTTTCATGCCACCTCTTTTCTTTACCGTTTAATTTACCATTTTCGTAAACCTCTTCACTCATTTTCTTTTTAAGCGAATACGAAAACCAAACAATCTTTTTCCCGTGTCTCTGACCATTTTTATAATTAGTTGTTATATGTTGTGTACCATCAGGTGAAACATCAATCATAATACCATGTATTTGACCATTTTCATAGTTTATTACAGTACTTTCGCCACCACTTGGGTAATAAGAAATGCTCTTACCATGTTCTTTCCCATCTACATAATCTATATCATGGCTTTTACTTCCATTTTTCCACCATAAAATATGTTTACCATTTAATACACCATTATCAAAATCACTTTCAGATTGTTTATTACCATTTTCATACCATTTAGTTTGTTTACCATTTTCTTTACCATTTGTATAATTTAATTCAATTTTCTTTTGTCCATTTTTATGCCATTCTGTGTGTTTGCCATTTAAAACACCATCTTTATAATTAGTATTATATTTCATAGAACCATCTTTACGGTATTCAATTTCAACCCCATCTAACACACCATCTTTATAATTACTTCGTTTTTTTACATTACCATTTTTTTTATATGTTTCTATTAATTCACCATTTACTGGAACACCATTTAATTTAATCATTATTTTACCCACCACTTTATATCGCCATCTCTTTTACCATCTTTATAATTTTCTTCACAAGCTTTTTTTCCACTATCATGCCACCAAATTTCTTTACCATTTTTTTTACCATCTTTATGATTTGTATTTGATTCGATTTTACCATTAGGATGCCAAGTAAAACCGAAACCCTGCATATCACCATCTTCATATTCTGATTCTAATTGCTTATTACCATTAGGATAAAACCTAGTAAATGTACCATGTAATTGACCGTTTTTATACATCTTATAGCTTTTTTTCTCACCACCCTGATACCAAGACATAGAAACACCATCTTGTACACCATCCTTAACATTTATTTCCATTGATTTAATACCATTTTCATACCAGATAGTTTCTTTACCATTTATTTTATTATCTATATAAGTTAATTCCCTTTCTTTATTTCCATTTTCATGATATTTAATTTGTTTTCCATGCAGAATGTGACATTTTTTATAATTATATTCACTTTGGATATTGCCATTTTCATACCAGATTGTTTCTAATCCATCCATAACATCATTTAGATAATTTGTTTCCTTTCTTTTTTTACCATTACTATACCATATTGTATATAACCCATTTTTTTTACCATTCTCATAACTTACTTCTATCCATTTCTTTCCATTTTCATTCCACCATGTTTCTTTACCATGTTCTTTCCCATCTTTGTAATCAACTACATTGTATATCTCACCTTCATCATTATAATTGGTAATTTTCCCATGTAGCTTTCCATCCTTAATAAAACCTTTAATTTTATTATTTTTAATTTCACCTGTATAGGGTTTAATCATAACTTGACGATAAACCCCACCAACAAAACACACTTTCATTTCATCCATATTTTACCCCTGTTTTAATATTAATATAAAAAAATTATTTTCTTTTAGGAATTCAGAATATTCACTCAAATTATAAATACCATTTCTATAACGCATTTCATTAAGTAATTCTTTATTAGCTAAATAATTGTTATATGCATCATTCAAATACGTTTTAAAATCATCCAAAATCCCTACCTCATTGTGACCAAAAACTACTAAATCATAACCATCAATCTCACCAAACAATTCACCAGTTTCATACCCTGATATTTTAAGTTCTAATTTATTTTTTAATTTTATATTAGAAATTGAGTCTATATATAATATTGTTTCTTGTGGTTTGGCAAGACAACCCCTAGAATTTAAATTCGCTTCCATTGCTAAAATTAATTTATGAATAGAATAAAAAACAACTGCTAATGGTAATGATAATAAACCCCAAACCACAAGGCTTTCCAATTGAGATTGAGTCATATTTTTTCACCCTTAATATATTCACTAATATTTTTTATTTCACCATTTTCATGCCATTCTGTATATTTACCATGAAGTATACACTTCTTAAAATTCCGTTCAAATCTTTTATTTCCATTCTCATACCAAGCAATTTGAATACCATCTTCTACATCATTCACATAATTTGTTTCAGATTGTTTATTTCCATTCTTATACCAATAAGTATGAACACCATACCTATTACCATTTTCATACTGCAATTCACATTTTATCTTGCCATCATAATACCATCTTATTTCTTTACCATTTTTTTTACCAGCTTCATAGTTTATTTCATTTTCTTTATTTCCATTCTCATACCAAAGAAAAGATTTCCCAATCGGCTTGGCGTTTTCGTAAATTGATTCAAAACTTTTCTTACCATTTTCATGCCATTCAGAGTGTTTACCATGTCTTTTACCATGCTTATAAAATATTTCAGTTTGTTTATTGCCATTATGATACCACCAAGTTTGTATACCATGGCTTTCCCCATTCTCGTTATTTAATTCATATAGTTTACTACCATATTCGTTCCATTCAATTTCAACCCCATGTAGTAACCCATCTTTATAAGTTTCTTCTGATGCTTTATCACCATTTTTATGCCAAAAAAACTCTTTACCATCTTTTTTTCCATCTTTATAGTTTATTTCCCATTCTTTTCTCCCATTCTTATTGTAATAAACCTCTTTACCATTTTTTTTTTTCGGCTAAATAACCACCTTCTGGTATTAAATTGTTTTTACACATAGATTTCTCCTTTGAAAATAAATAATTGCATAATTACAACCACAATTTATTATATATTTTATTTCATATTTTGTCAATTACTTTTATGATTTCATTTATTAAGAGAAAAGAAATATTAAATATCCATTTCCATAGCAATTTCAGCACTTCCCACATTAACTTTTTTTAAATGTTTATTTATTATAACCTTACGCTCATGTGTATATTTTGCAATTTGAAGACCATGTTTTTTTCCATTTTTGTAATTACAGGTGGTTTTCAATTTTTCAAATAATGACATACCATCATCGGGTATAAAATCGTAAATTTCTACCTTAAATCTGTGAACACCAGTAACCCATTTGGTATAGAGACCCTCTATTAATCCATTATTATAAAAACATTCAATATCAAGTTCCTTATATCTATCATGCTTTTTGTATTCACCATGTAATAGCCCCTGTTTATATGTTGTCTTAACATCTATTCTTCCGTTTTCATGCCAAGATTTATATTCACCATGTCTTTTCCCATTTTCATATCTGACATCTGATTTCTTTTGTCCACTCACATACCAAAAGAAAGATTTTCCATGTGGTTTATTATTTTTAAATTCCTGAATGGATTTTAACTTATCATTTTCATAACGTAATATTGACACCCCATCTTTTTTATTGTTTTTATATTCAATATTTGAAATCATTACATTATTGTCATCCCATTCAATTTGTTTACCATGTAATTTCCCATATTTGAACATTTTCTCTGTTTTTAATAGCCCATTTTTACAATATTTCTCTTGCCGTCCATGTAATTTATTATTTTTAAAATTTTGAATTAAATTTCTTTCACCATTTTTGAAATTCCTAATAATCCTTATACCACCATCTTCATGATATAATTCATCGAAAAAAATGTTTTCTTCAATCATGTTTGCCCCACTAATTTTAATGATTTTATTTCTTTAGGTCTTCAGCTAAAACAGCATTCCCACATGTAATTCTGCTAACATCTTCTTCATTTGATGGGATAAAAATTAGAACATCAAACCCTTCTTTAATTAAATCTTTTTCAATTTTAGTATAAGGTGTAAAATACTTTTTTGATGATTTAATACCATTAAGAATACACTGCTGTGTTTGGTGTATAGGTGTGATTTTAACCATGAATTTTTCTGGATTAAAAAGTTTTCTTAACTTCTTTGCATCCACTTCATATCCATCCGCCAATGCAAAATTTAAAGCATATTTTCTACCAACAGGTTTCATTAATCTTTCACCAATTTCTGATATCTCTTTGAGTTGTAATGATTCATTGTTAAACATTGTATTTCTTTGTGAATCTGATGTTGAATTTATAGAAAATTGTAACCCTGCTTCACCTTCGTAATGTTTATTTTTCATGTTACACCACATTTGTATTTCATTTTCAAGTAATTTATTTGTGTTTGGAAGCATTGTTGTAAAAACTGGGTGTATAGTATCACATTTTAAACCAGTTGTTTCAACTAATTTTTTTAACCCATGTGCAAACCAAATCACATCAGGATTCCAACTTGGTTCACCCATTCTTGTCAAATGTAGGTTTAACCGTTTAGTATATTTAACATCCTTCCTCTCATTTATGGCTGTCACAACCTGTTTATTTAAGTTATCAAGCGAAATGTTACCCTGAAATTTTAATAAAGGCACATCACAAAATTGGCAGTGATGCGGACATCCGTGTTGGGTTGAAATAGTCACAACCCATTTTTCACCCAATGGTAAAACATTACCGTCTGGAACTTCTTCTATTTCCCTTGTTAAACCCAGAAAATCAGCCTTAACATTGGCATTACTTCCATAATCACCAATAGACGTAAACTCTAAAGGTTTATTGTCTGCTGTTTCCATTGTGTAAATCACACCTGTTGGTACTTTAATTTTATTCATTCCACCCCTTTATTGTCTTTCATTTAAAACTTTTCTACTTTCTTGAACACCTATAATATATACCGCTCTTGTCTCAATTTCACCATCTTCGTCATAACATATAACTTCACCGCTTTTCATGTTATCTTTATATTCACATGTCAATTCAATTTTTCCGTTTTTATAATACCAACTTTCTTTACCATGTTTTAAACCATCTTTGTAATGAAGTTCTTCTTTTATTTCACCACTATAATAATAAACAATATATTTCCCATGCCATTTACCATCTATAAAATCTATATCATTTTCTTTTATGCCATTCACATTCCATTCAATAAACTTACCATGTTTTTTTCCATTTTTATATGTACAACTAAGTTTCTTTGTTCCATCCCTATACCACACTTTACATTCACCATGTTTTTCGCCATTTTTTAAGCCTTCTATTTTACGAATTTTACCATTTCTAAACCATGATATTTTATGTCCATGTTTTTTTCCTTGTATATAATGTGTTTCTGAAGATATATCACCATTCATATACCAATCAATATATTCACCATCTAAAAAACCATTTTTACCATAAAATTCACATTCTTTATTGCCATTCCTGTACCAGTAAATTTCTTTGACTTCACCATTTTCAGAAAAACATTCTGTATATAACTCACCTGTTTCATACCATGTTTTAGATTCGCCATCTCTTTTACCATCTTTATAATTTTCTTCACTTTGTTTTTTACCATCTTCGTAAAAACTTTTATGTGTTCCTTCTTTTTTTCCATTAATATAATTACCTTCCATTCCATTAATGTTTTTACCATAACCACTAAAACCATCTTTATTGATTTCATAAGTTAATCCATTATCTTCAACAACCGTTTTCATTTAAACCTCCTAAAATAGTGTAATTGGTGTAACCACCATTAAGACAATTTAATTATATATTATTTGATTTATTTATGCAAGAATTTTTTTGATTTTAAGATTTCATGGGATTTTTTTAGTTCACAGTCTTACCATTTTATCTAATAGTAAGACTGTCCACCCAAATAGAACAAATAGAAACCACAACATCAATAATATTAAAAGAATTTTCCTAATTCGTTTTTTATTTAAATTGATTCTTATTTTCCATACGTTCCAAGATGTTATCAATATTTTAATTAGAGTACTCATATGATTCTCCTACGAAATCATGGCTTAATTACCATCTGTTTAGAGTATACTGATTTATTTGGATTTGTCAAGTATTATTTTGGTAGTTTCTTCAAAAAATCTGGCAATACTTTTATTAGTGCCTTCATTTGGTCTTCTTTACTTATGCTTTTGTGCCTTTGTTTATGTATATGTATATGTCGTACACTATACATAGCTTTAGCACCCCATGAATTATAATATTCTTTAGTATATTCTGGGTTTTGATGTATTATATCTTCAGCACATTTTAAAGCAAACTCCAAACTTTTAATATGTTTTTCTAAAATAGATATTTTATCAATCTTAAATGATAATTTATTATTTAACACACCTATTTGTTTTTGTAGTTTAACAATTAAATATTTTGCTTTTTGATGAACGATTTTTGGTATTTTCTTTGTACTCATGTTATAACAACCCCACTTAAAAATTAATTATAACATTTTTTTGGTAAATTAATCAATCATGTAAGAAATACTAACACTTTTATTGTCACTATTAAATTTCTTTAATGCATTATTTTCTTTATTTTTTTGTTCCATTCTTAAATCTAAATCATTAATCCTGTAATAAACACCAGTATCATCACGTCTTAATCTATAACGTAAAATAGCTTCTTCCTTCCTGATTTTAATAATTTCTATAAACTTATTAATTATTGCAGATGTATAATAACTAAATGGGGATTTCAATGTCCCATCCGCAGATGTTTTAGTTAAATCAAACATGTGGTATTTATTAATGCAATGCATATAAGCATCTTTAATCATTCCATATTTGAATTTATAAGAATAAAAATTTCTTCTGTTACTTATTTTAATTGCCATCAGAAAAAATAATGAATGTAGTTTTTTGGTAGCACGACCAAGTTCATTGCTTTTTGTTAATTCTTCTCTTAATTCTTTATTGCTAAGATACTTACCTTTTTTACCCTTTTTAAGAACATTGATTGCTTCAAGTTCTTCTTGTTTTAATATCTTTAAATCATCCATGTAATACCCTTTTAATGTCTGTTGCAGAACGTTGTAACTTATTATAAATTTTAGCATCAATAAACTCTTTATTGGATATTAAAGCCCCTTTAGTTTGTATAAAACCAACTTTTGGATAAAAATCAAAAAGTAAATTATAATGTTCTAAATCTGTTAATTTATAAAATGTTTTGTTTAAGTCCTGGATTAAAGCAATACCCTTTTTATGTAAAGATAAATATCTATTAATCCTGTATTGACTGTATAGTTTTTTTTCTACTATAAACTTATTATTCTTATTCGTAATTGATGCTAAATAAGAATATATACTTTGCGGTTTTAATTCAAGCAAAATAACCTCTTAGTGATAATATGTTTAATGGATTATAATATATCCCAATTATTTAATAAAAATTTCTTTGGTTATATGTTCCATAAAAGCCCTAACTTCACTTATTTTGTATTCTTTATTATCATCAAAACCATCGTTTTCTTGCATCATTTCCACTAAAATATTTTGATTTATTTCAACATCTTCTTTAATTGTTAATAATTGCTTCAGAATTTTTAAAAAATTTCTTTTACCAATTTTAGAATTAACCGTTTTACCAAATATACTTATTAACTTTTCAAAACTAAATTGACCAGTTACAATATCATTAAATTCTGAAAAATCAGATTTTGAAAATAAAAACTTATAGAAATCTAACAATAAACTATTTAAAATTGAACCTTTCATTTATACAAACCCCTTATAAAAGAATATCCCATGTTTTGTATAATATATTTATTAATAAATTTGTAATACTCTATGTGTTTTATATGAAAATTGTAAAAAACATGGTAAATATCAAAAAAACAAGAAAACACTTGAGAAATCCAAGTAAATCAGTATACTCTAAATAGATGGCAATTAAGCCCTAATTCATAGGAGAATGATATGGTAGTAGCAAGAAATAATGAAACAGGCTTAGTTCATGAGCTAAAAGAAGAAATATTCACAGGAATTTATAATAATTGTGAATATTTAGATGGTGAAAAACATGGGAAATCTATTATCTTTTATGATAATGGAAATAAAAAAATTGAAGAAAATTATAAAAATGGAAAACAACATGGGAAACAAATTGAATGGTATGAAAATGGTATTAAATTTGAAGAAAAGAATTATAAAAATGGTGCATTACATGGTAAATATACAGAATGGTATAGAAATGGGAATAAAAAATCTATACATTCATATAACGAATGGAAAATCACACTTGGTATTAAGTGGTATGAAAATGGAAATAAAGAATTTGAAATAAATTATAAAGATGGTAAAAGACACGGTAAAGAAATTTGGTGGCATAAAAATGGTAATAAAAAATCTGAATTAAATTATAAAAATGGGAAACAAATATATTCTTCCACTATTTAAACCTTTCATTTATATAAACTCCTTATAAAAGAATATTCCATGTTTTCTATAAGATATTTATTAATAAATTTATAATAAACCAAAGCTTTTAATTTAGTTCGTTCCCTATTTTCATATAAAACTTCAATTTCCTTCTTTAAATGTTCGGGTATTCGTGTTAAATCAACCATCCTTAAGTTATGTTCAAAAAGTTCTTCTAATTTATGACTTTTAAGCCAACTTTCTAATTTATTTGATTTTAATATTTTTAATGCTGTTTGTACACCAACACCCTTTTTTAATTTATGTACACTATCAGCAGCATCACCAACAATTGCGTGTATCCTGATGTCATAATCGTCATCCTGAACGACTTTAAAGTTTCTTGGGGATATTTGTATTAAATTCTTATTATGAGTGTGTAGCTGCTTAAAATCCTTGTCATTTGAGTATATTATAAAGTTTTCATCAGGATTTGTGATTGTAATGTGACCAATTAAATCATCAGCCTCACATTTATAGTTTTTTAAGAAATTAAAAGGTAAAGCTTCTTCCATTTCTTTTCTAAAAGTATCAACAAATTTAAAAAAATAATCAAAATCTATTTTACTATCATTTCTATTTTTCTTTCTGTCACCTTTATAGTCAATTTGTTCATCCAAACGCCAATTCTTATAGTCATATAAAACTATAATATCTTTAATTTTGTAATTAAACCTCGTTTTCACATACATCATTTCTCTTATCATTTTTTTAGCAAATTCAATTTTGAATTGTTTACTTTTTAGTGGTGTGTACTTAGCAACCCCATGTAAAGATTTAAACATAAAATTGTTAAAATCTATCAGGACAATATAACTCTTTTTATCCATAGTATTTTCCTATTAAAAAATTTAATAGGTTATTATAGGTTTTATTGATTATTTAAGGAATTGATTTGTGTGCTATTTTATTATGTTACCAACCATCAACATAAAAGGTTTCACTTATTTTGTTACCATCTTCATCCCATTTTGTTTCATCACCATGCTTTTCCCCATCTTTGTAATGTCTTTCTAAACGCACATTTCCATTATACCACCATTCTATATATTTACCGTGTATTAACCCATTTTTGCATTCAGTTCTGGTTTTATATTCACTAATTATTTCAAGAACACCAGTGAATTTTTTACCATCTATCAATGTGATTTTACTCATTTTATCCTCCATTTTTTTTAATATTTCATTATTTTCCAACCATCAAAAGCATTTCCCCTTATATATAAATCATTTTTAAATTTATCTTCATGATGGTAAGTTGTCGTATAATCTATCCAATCAACTTCTATATCATTTTCTTCAAAACCCAATTCCATTAAATAATGATGCAAAAGGGTTAAACTAATTGTTTCACTATAAAATTTTTTAGTTTCACCAACAATAACACCATCAATCATTTTTTTCATGAAATCAATTTCGATACCAATTGCACGGATTCGATTTAAATGGTGTAAAAATTCTTGTGTTGTTAAAACAGTATCTTTTATATCATTTTTCCCAATGCTATGTTTTAATTCCTGATAACCAGTTTTAACCAATGTTTCTAAATATTCAGGATTTGATTTATATAAAGAATTAAATGCCCTGTATAATAAATATTGATATTCTAAACCATCCCTTTTATATTCCTTACCTTTCCAATATAAAATTTGATTTGATTTCCAAGCCTTATTTCGCTTGCTGCCTTTGCTTTTTGCCTTTATGCCTACCAAATCACATATTTCCCTTTGCTTGGCTATATCAGGAAGTTTTAAGGATTGTAAGAACCCTTCCATGCTGCTACATATCACACCATCTATTGTAAAATTGTATTCCTCAAAGTTTGATAATTTAATATCCTGTGTTGAACTTATGTCAATCATAATTTAACTCCATGATTTTCTAAAAACCAATCTTTAGCTTTTTGTATATCTGTTTTAGAATGTGTTATGTTTTCATTCATATCTACATAAAATTTCCCAACTTCAGCCCAACTTTCAAAATCATATATTTGAACCATTAAGTGTAACCTGAATTTCCTTATATTTTTAATTCCAATTTCATGTATTGAATAACCAAATGGTTTGATTTTACCATCTAAAAATTCTAAGATTGCAGTAGTTCTTTGTAACCCATCAATAATTTGAGAATTATTTTCAGAACCAAACATTCTAAACATCATAATAGTAGTTGAAACACCAGATAATAAATTTTCAATAAACTTTTGCTTCATACTTTCATTCCATTTGTCATTTTTTCTTTGAAATGCTGGAACTGCTAATTTTAAAAATTCATTGCTACTTATTTCAATGTGTTCTTCAAATAAATCATATTCCACATATAACAACATTCCCTGAACGAAACGTTTTAATTCTAAATTAACAGAATAATTTGATTTATTAAAGCTACTATTCTTACAACCATCTATTACTTCTTGAACTGACTTCTTATGCATTTCTATCCTTTTTAGCATGGGATATTAAACCTTCTTTGTAACAAACACCACAATCACGACCACGACTAAAATTACCATGATTGTAAGGCATTTCATGACCATTTGAACATTTAATAATCAGGGTGTTTTTTGATGTTAAGTTTTTAGCTTCACCACCAACAATTGTGTAACCCCTTTTTTTTATGTTTTCTTTCATTTCAACAACTTTTTTCTTTATTGCGCACCCATTACATACATATTTACCATTCATTGCTGTATACATCAATAAACCCCTTTCATTGTCACACTTATTACATGTAATTTTATATGTTGTCATCGTGTTTAAAAGGTAGTTATCACCGATTGATGGGTTGATATTGATAATAGTGATATTATATTTTTTTTCAGCTTGTTTTTTAGTAATTTGTTTTAGCTTTCTTTTTTCATATGAACAAATACTACATCCATTCCCCGTAACAATGTTACCTAAAAACATGCTTATTTCATGGTTATTTTTACATTTAACCGATATTTTTTCATTAGTGTAAAATTTTTTTCCTAGTTGGTTGATTGTAAAACCAAATTTATTCAACCTTTCTTCTACTATTTTACGTTTCATTTCATTCTCCTATAAATATTTTTGTAATTATTTCTTAAAACCTTCCTTTTCAGGTGGGCTTAATACTGTCATATAACCTTCATAGGCTGTACCCTGATTCGGTTACAACTTCCCATCTATTTATAGTATACAGTTTTTTTTGGATTTGTCAATAATTACAATCATATTCTGTTTTAAGATATCCTTTGTTTGTTATTATTTCAAATATATCTTCTAAATCACAAATAACAAATTCAACACCCAAAGATTCTAAATATTGAATTCCGGCAATAGTAAACTTAGAATATTCATCAATTTCTTCACACCAATCTTGTATTTTATCTTCAATTACAACCTGACCAGTTAAACAATCAACTTCATATGAATCTGAATATAATTCATAATTAATAAAAATCTTTTTAATTTCTACCATTTCATTTATTGTATATTCAGGTAATTCATGAAATGAATTAATACCATATGAAAATTGGAAGGTAAATCTCATTTTTGATTCTTCCATTTTTTGGTTATCTACATCAGCATAGACTAAAATTTTACTAAAAGGTGATAATAACATTGGCTCATTGAACCAAAATGATTTAATTCCACTTGTAGCAGTGGAATCTATATTAGAATTGAATTTTTTAGGTGAAATATAAACCTTTCCGTCTCTGATTACAAAGTCCTTTCCGTCTGTATTTCTATAAAAATTACCCACTTGATTCCCCTACGGATTTTTTTAATGTTGGTATCTTTTTTTTAATGAATCTATTTCTTTTTTGGTGAATAAACTTCTTTTCAATAATAAACCATAAACATCAGCACATAATACAGCTTGTGTTGATAATTTAGTTGTATTATATGTTTCACCATCATGATGAAAAGTTATTGAATAATTATCATTATCAACAACATCTGAAATGTCATCAAAATAAAAACTTAAATAATTACCATTTTTTAATAAAATGTCAATATGCATTTGTTCCATACCATCAGTTGATGATAAATTATTAAAAAAATCCCAAATTGTAGTTTTAAGTTCCGACCTATATGTTGTTGGTGCGATAACTTCCATACCATTAAAAGATTCATATGTTTCATCCCAGTATTTCACTATTTCATTTGAGATATATTTATTAGTAGTCATTTGAACCTCATGTAAACGATGGCTTAATTATCATCTATCTACAGTATATTGGTTTTTTTTGGATTTGTCAAGGTTTATTTCTCAAAATAAAATATTCTTTCCATTTTACTATAATCAGTGTGGTAATTAACAGTAACATCTTTATATAACGAATTTAGATATTTTAAAATGTCATCAGGTTGTAAGAATTTAGGCATATGATTTTTATAACAAAAATACACATCAGTAATTTCATTAGCAATAAAATCTGTATTAAATTCATTGCTAATTGCTTCATGTACCATATATCGACTATTAGTTGGTATGCTTGCTGTTTCACCATCCATAAAATCTTTTGTTATAGAATTAGCAATATTTATCAGTACATCATTTTCAATTCTTTTCATTTTTTCTAATATTTTTCTATTATTAATAAATTTAGTGGAAGTAGTGAATGTCATTTTACAATCAGAATTTGAAGTATTTAGGTTTAATGTTAAGTTTTTATTATCAAATAATTCAGTTTTTATATGCATAATTATATAATCAGCATTTTTTAAATACAATATTATGTAATCATTTTGGAAAGCATATGGACCCAATGGATTACCACCATGTACTACAACAGTTGTAAATCCATCATTAAAATTAATTACTTTATATTTCATAATTGATTCTATAAATTTTTGTAGTTCATCAATTGTATTTATTTTTTTTTCTATTATCATATCACTCATATAATCCTCCATTAATATAGGTTTAATTACCCATCATTTAAATTATATGGATTTTAAAGAGTTTGTCAATTGATTTTTAATATCTATATAATTTATAAACAGTCTTTGAAAATATCTTTGAAATTTTAGTATGTAAACCTGTTTCAGATATAATAAATTCATCAGTGTTTATATTATTTTTATTAAATGTGTAATCTTGTCTTTTAACTATTTCCTGAATATAAAAGTTATTAAAATCAATTTTATTATCAAATCTATCTCTTAATTTTTCTAATCTTTTACTTTCAAAAATATTTAATTTATATTGAGTATTTGTTATTATATAAATATAAAAACTCATTAATAATCTATTATCATATGTTTTACTAATTCCATTCAAATCAATTTTTTCTAAAATATCTTTATTATGTAAATAAACAGAAGATAATATTAACATACTTTTAGATTTATTTTCATAAAATCCAAATCCAATTTCATTTTTATCATACTTATAAGTAGTATTATTAATAATATTTTTAAGTTCCATTTTCTTGTTATTTTTAAACATATTAATTATTTTTTTATCATTTATTAATGAATAATCAATATGTATTCCTTTTTTTTTAGATTTAAATATTCTAAATGTATATTTTTTATTTTTATATAATGCTTTAATTTGTATTCCAAAATTTATATTTTCAATTATTGATATTTTAAATTTATTTCTTTTTAGTTTTTTTATTAATTCTTTTTTTAATTTTTCCATTTTTTTAACTCCTAATTACTATATATATTATATATAATAATATTATAAGTAAAACTAAAAGT